ATATTTCCACGGGTCCATGCTACCTCAATAGCATGACGAATGGCGCGTTCTACGCGGGATGCCGTCGTTGGTTTATACGGGCAACGTGACGCAAAATTATCCGTGAACCTTTATCGCTATTGCAATAAACTGCGCACCTATTTATCGGAACTTTTTGCGAAATTTCATCGCTAAAGGAGACGGTATAAAATGACCGCGAAAACACCGAAATTTTCATTTGTAACAAAACGCACTCCTTCCGTTAGTATTCCGCTAGAGAAACATATAGCGGAATATCTCGAAACTAAGCGCATAGCTAAACGTTCACCCAAGACAATACTCGCCTACGCACAAAGCCTCGATCAATTTCGTAAATGGCACGATGAGCACGGAAAGCCCGATATAACGACGGACTTATTACGCGAGTATATAGCGTATCTGTCTTTCGAAAAGGTACGTTGGGACGACCATCCGACAAGCCCTAACGGTGAGATAGGTCTATCACCTCGTACCGTCAATAATATAATTCGGAACATGCGGGTATTTTTTAATTACCTAGTTCGCGAGCGTATTATCAAAGAGTCTCCGATGAACGCTGTTGACTATCAGACCGAGGAAAAGGAAACGTTTGAGACATTCGTCGACACAGATGTCATCAAGCTCCTAGGCGCGCCCAATCGGCGTGTTTATACAGGTCTTCGTGATTACTGCTTGATGCTTGTGCTCTGCGATTGCGGCTTTCGGGTAAGTGAATTGACAAGCCTAAAAGTTTCGGACGTCGATTTTAAATTACGCCAGATAACCGTTCGCGCAGAGTTCTCAAAGACAAAAACAACTCGCGTTGCGCCCATTTCACAAAAGACAACCAAGGAACTTGAAAATTTAGTTTCCTTTATAAATGTAGAGCAGGACGATTATCTGTGGCTAACGCAATTTGGGGAGCGTTATTTCGGAGGCTCCTTCGCCAAGATGCTTAAGCTATATGCCAAGCGAGCCGGAGTTGACGGCCCTCGCGTATCACCACACACATTTCGTCATTATTTCGCTATTAAGTTCCTGCGTGAAGGAGGCGACCTGGTCGCTCTGTCTCGGATACTTGGTCACACGTCATTGAACGTGACGCAAATATATCTAAAGTACGCTAGTAAAGATCTACACGATCAACATGATAAAGCGAGCCCTGTAGCAAGCCTGCTCGACGCAGGAAACGAGAAAAAACGCGGCAAATTGAAGTTCCGTTAACACTTGCGCCTACCGGCGGAAATATTGCTGGTAGGTTTTTCCTATGGACTAAAACGGTAGCTATCCGGATATAATAAGAACACACGTTCTTAACTCGGAGGCTCGCAACATGACTACGCAGATAACCGCAGAGGACCACGCACTCGTCCGTACATACTTATTATTACCGATGGTACTTACCGCATTTGAACGCGACAAACGAATACTTTCCGAGTCAGCCGGATTACGCACGCCCGGCCCCTACGTAGAGGTCGTCGAGCGCGCGATGAACGCAGTAAGCGCGGAACTAAAGGACATACGCGCATCTATGCGAAAACGCGGCGTTAAAGTATACGAGCAAACGCGGGATTCCGTCCAGGTAGTTGCGCTATATCAATGCCGAGGCTATCACGGGCGCTTTATGATGCTCAACTCGTTTGTAGCCGCGGAAGCCGGGTTATTAATGCGTAAATATCTCGGACTGGATACACGCAAAGTAAACGCCGCTCGGAATACCTTACGTCCTTGAACATACAGGGAGCGTATAACGAAGAAAAAGCGCCTGCCTCCGAAGAGACAAGCGCTTAGTTTATCGTTATGTTAAATACGAGGCCGTAACGTAATAATCCGTACAAAAACCACAGGATGATTCCTCCGATTATGAAACCGGAAATTAGTCTTGCGTATAGCTTATCAAACGGAAACATGTCCCAAAAACTAGGGTCATCGTCTTCCTCTTCGGTCGCCTTGGCCGCTACTGCGGATTCTTGATCTTTCACACCAAATCTCCCCCGCCATCTCACGTTTACCTAAATAATACCATCGGACTAGGCCACTGTCACTACAGTTACACGAAAAAATAACAACAAACTCCCTGTTACATAAATTTCTCCATATTATATAGTCAAAACATTGATACTATTGTTTATAGTCAATGCTTAGTGTATAATAAAATAAAGAATGTAACGCATTACAAAAAGAAAAGACCGCTGATATTGCAAGACATAGCGCGGCCCTAATCTAATTTAATTGTATTTCACGAAAAATAGCCGCTATCTTTGGTCGGATGTGGGCTATTTTTTGCGTTTTATAACAATGACAAGTGTAGCGAACATTATCATGAGTGACAAAGATTCATACACGGTCATGGGCGGTCACCTCCTCCTGAAAAGAGAGGACCGCTTTTCGCTATGCCTTGCTTCCTATTATACAGCATCTCCCCCATACTGCCTACCATTTTATACATTCATAGCTAGATACCCCACTACCTCATGAAATAGAGATGCTGTCACTAAAAGAAAAACGGACCCACCCGAAGGCAAGTCCGCTGATCTCACCGGAAATTGTCTTTCCCTGCGATTAATTCGTCACGTATTTCTCGGTAATCCTTCCTAAGACGTATGAGCGAGCTAATTGCAGTCTCTACGTCTACGACCTTTCGTAAATCCTCGGTACTCAGAGCGTCGCGGGTTGCCTCTCCTTTTTCCAATCCGTACATCTCGCGGAGTCCGACTGTGTCCGTATCCCACAAGACCTTATATACGAGATTCGTGAACGTTGCGTACTCAAGCCCTCTATCATTCTTGAGGCTGCCGTTATAAAACGATTGGATCGAGTCCGTGAGGCGGCGGCGTTCTCGTTTAGAGATTTCGCGTTCGATCGCCCATTGACGTTGGTCGGCGTCCGCAATTTCTTCTACGTTGAGGAGGTAGTTACGGATAGATTTCGCGACTTCTGATTCCGTAAGGAGCATACCAATACGGAGAAGGCCGCGGCGGGTGATTAGCGTTAGTGAGGAAACGGATTTGAGCTCGGGTGCAAGATGCACCTGACCTTTAAATGTAGCTAAAGGCGCCCCTTTTAAGACTCTCAACTCCGCGTACTCATTGAATTCCGTACGGTTCCGTCTTACGATAGCCTTTACTGTGTCATGTGGGACCTCATAGTAGTTCGCGGCCATCTCAATAGTAACTTCGGATGTTTCAGGTATTACGGTAACAAACTTAACCTTATCCATGACGTCATCCTTAAAAACTAAGTCATCCCGCATAGACTTACTCTCCGTGAGGATGAGTTCATTTCTTCCTGTAAGATCATACGAAACCTGCTGAACATTCTTCTTTCCTTTAGCCATATAGACACCTCCCCCAAATTGCTCACTATTTCGACAAAATGGGAGGATATACCTTCGGAACAAATGTTCTAAATGAATCTTTTTTACCAAGTCTATAGAACTATGTAAAAACGGACCCACCTACGCAATATCGCGCAAATGAGTCCGCATATACTCGTCTTACTTCGTTGTCTGTTCCGTCTTGAACGTCGAATACACGCCAGTCCCGATCAACGCGTACGAAACGATATCCACCCCGATTTGCCACGTCCCAAAGTCAGGTGCAACTCCGTACTTTTCGAGGACTTGATACGCAAGGCCGACAACGGCTGCGATGAATAACGGATTAGTTAAACGCTGCTTCATGTTACGCCGCACCTCCTTTCGTAAATACGCCAGCCCTGTCGAGTATCGTCACCAAACGGTAGAAATCGTAAGAGCCGTCATTCGCGGTATCCAAAAGACCGGCCGCCTTCGCATTAACACACGCTTGTTCCGCCCACGCAGGCACCTTCGCGAGCTTATTCGTAGTCTCTAGCGCGATTACACGATCCTGCAACGCTTTGAAAGCGACTTTCTCTTCCGTTGTCATTTCGTCATCATCCTCCGTTTTATTAATCTTCGCCATCGCTGCGTTAAGTTGCGTCTGGCTCGGGCGTTTGCCGGCGCGATAGTCTGCGGTCGATAATCCGAACGTCATTTCAAAATGTGGATAATCCTTAAATGACCGCCAGTCTCCGCCCCAATTCCAGCCGATCCGTTTTGCCTCCGCAACAACCTCGTCCCAATCCGCAATGCCATCCCCGTCTCCATCGCGCTGCATATCCCACGATACGTTTTTCCCGTCCGGCAACAACAACGCAAAGTCGATCGCAACGCCAAAGTTGTGGTAACTGTAACCTCCGCGAGCATTCGTTACGATCTGACCCGGCTCGGTGCGGCCTTGTGCGTAAAGTCCGTTCTGCTCGTCGATGGTGCGGAGCCCTTGCGTTATTACGATCGGCACGCCGCACGCATAGGCAAAGTCGATAAGCAACTCGGCCGCTTTACGTTGTAGCTCAGACAGACCCGCGATTCGATTCGCTGACTTTGCGCGTACCTGCTCTAACGTGAGTTTGTTCGCCATATTTACGTTAACCCTCCCGTTTAATTGCGGATTTGATATCGTTAACGTCAATCCGCAGCGTCTCGTACTGGCCCGCGAGCGTTTCAAATTGCTGCGTGATACCCTCCGCGAGTTTGAGTAAGCGATCCTCTCGTTCACGTGCTTCGGTATTGATGCGTAGTTCTCGCGCGGCTGCTTCGTCCTGGATACGAGATTCGCGCGCTTTGCCGTCGTCTTGAATGCGCCGGGACTCCCTTAGTTGATATAAAAAGAGCGCAACAAAAAGGACGGCAAAGATACCGTCCTTGAGTGCTGCGCTTATTAACGTTTGTTCCATGCGTTAAGCCTCCGTAACGAAAAAGCACGCCCCGTAGAGAGACGTGCTTAACGTTTAGATTATAGAGATTTATTGAAAAAGTCTGTAGCAACTTGTGTAGAAAACTCATGCGTTACTCCGCGCGGTGAGAGCAGAGATACGTTACCTTCTACGCCCAATTGAGTATAGTGATCTTTTATTTTAGCGTAAGAGACCTGAGCATCTGCGATATGGAAGTGGTCCATCTCACCGTTAACGTATAGTGCCTTGCGTGGTGCGATTAGATTGCCAACATCCCACATCTCCCCTACGTTTAGGATGCCGCTAATATTGTTACAGATATCGTGCGTACCATCCGTAAACGTTTTTGCGTATGTGCCGAGATAACCCTGTACATACGCAGCGCTAACCCGGTCATCAATCGCACCAACCAGCATACTCAGCGCTCCTCCGGTAGATACGCCAGCAGTTCCGATTCGTTGCTTATCCACGTATGGGATTTCGTTCACGGCTGCGCTCAGGTACAACGCGTCCGTAGTTATATCTCCGTACCATGAACCGCCGTGCAAACGCGATACCGCGTCTAGGACTAGGTGATCGCCCATCTTCGAAAGCTTGCCCATCCCTCTATTTTCCATCGTGTAAACGAGGTAACCACTTTTAGCCAGCCCTACTGCACCAGCATGTTGATAAGATTCTGGCTTTGAAATAAGTTCTTCCATTTCCCCATGTCCAGAAAATACAAGGATTGTAGGATACTTATTACTTGTTTTAAACCCTTTCGGGTAGATTACTTCTCCAGGTATTTTTTCTCCATCAAAACTAGAAAAAGTTATATCTGTTACATCTAGTCCATCTACCTTTTTCTGCTCTCCATAGATAATTTCCGGAGCATTTGGTAACTTCCCGTTATTCAAATGAATACCGTAAACAGATATAAGTTTCTGTTTAAATGTAGCCCCCCTATCAGCATAAGCAAAGGATGTAGTAATAATTAGGATCAGTGCCACCAACAAGAAACTTATCTTTCTACGCAATATCAACTCAACGCCTTCCAAGAGGTATTTATTAATAGTTATTAATAGAGTACCCTCATCGCAGAAGACAAGTCAACGTAAAGTGCATATAATGCGTCCCCAAAACCTGTAGACGCGACAGCACTATCTATAAACGTAGCTGTTCGCATCTTACCTGTGATTACATTATCAGATATCGAAACGTTATCAAGTCTATTGGCTGTGTCGGTTACCAGATTAATTCCGATACTATCTGCGTTATTGAGTTTTATCTGATTATTTTTTATGTTTGCGGTCAATATTGATGTATCTACGTCCTTTCCAATCGCAGTTTGTCCTTTAGCAGTGTTCGCGCCAGTAATCACGTTACCCTCTAAATTTAAATTTTCAACAGTAGATTGATCATGACCCAATTGTAACACCATTTCGGACATTGAAGTAATTTCGTTATTTTTTATAGTGACATTCTGTGGATTAGCTCCATCCAATAGCAAACCCCATATACCTAAATTTTTAGCTCGGTCTATTTGGATTGTTGCTGTTCCATAGGCGTCCTGTTGGTTATTACTGATGTTATCTCTTACGGTGACGTTGCGTGATCCACAAATGTCCACGAAATGTTGATCGTGATTTATCGACTGGACACGCTCAATGAGTACATTATCCGCGTGTCCTAGCGCAATTAAATCTCCGTAAGTCCTCGGTTTATCCGTTACATCACCGTCTGTAATCGTGAAATTCCGCAACGTGATATTACCCGCCGCTGTGTATCCTCCCTTTGTGTCATAACCTTTATTGACGAGTAGTATTCCGTTTTGTTTCCGCTCACTACTGAGCCGTTTGATGACGGTAACGCCCATACCGGAACCTTCTATTGTTACGCCAGCCGGGATTATAAGGCAAGCCTTATCATGTACACTTTTGGCGAGGCTCAATAGAAACGTACCTTTGCCAAGGATGAGTTTGCCGCCCCCAACCCTTTCTAGGTAGTTCAAAGCTGACTGCAAAGCTTGGGTCTGATCTGTGTCGTTACCCGTAGCGCCAAACGTAGCAGCTCTAACTACAAAATTGCTTCCTTTGTGCAAATTATCATGCTTGGTGCCAGAAACATTACTTATGCTAAAATCACTTGCTGAAGCAAAGGAAATTCCCAGAGCGAAAATACAAACAACCATAAGGAAAAACATAGATAATTTCATACGCATCATCTAACAACCTTCCCTAGTAACGTTTATGTTAACACCTTACATTTTTATGGGAAGTAAAGTCAATGTTGTTGGTAGATTTACACTCCGATACGCAGCATAAGATAGCCGTTTGAGCGTATAACGCCGGTATGATTCGTAGGGTCTATCGCGAGATTACATCCGTTTGTTCCTGTATTTATCGTGATAGTGTTCGTTACACGTCCATTAGCGTCATTTCCCAGCACGGTCTTACTCAAAGATATTCCTACTACTTTAGCGGTAGAGCCCTCAACCCAATAAGCCCCGCGCACCTCCTCCGTGTCTGTATTAAACGATGTGGCCGACACGGGATTAAAAATAAAATCTCCTTTTATTACGTAAGCTGTCGGAGTTATTCCGCTTTTACGTATAGGGGATACGAAAGTGTACGTCTTAGCCGCTTGGACCGTCAATACGGGGCCCGTTGCTGGAAACCCGAGAGATTCGAAATTAACGTATTGCACATTATTCGTACCGTCAAGGCTCGGAGTGGACTCATGGTAATGACCCTGTGTCGGAGCATCGTCGTAAACGTTGTTTCCGGAAACCGTAGCTTGCAGAAAGTTTGAAACGTTAACACCGCCGCGCTCCGAAATCCCCCAACGATAGCCCGTACCGAGGACCATATTGCCAATAACCTTAGCCTTACAGTAAAGACTATTCGCTATTGCGGAATCCATCTCGATCTGAATACCGTAAAGCTGCGCGTCTTGTCGTGAGTTCGAATCCGACATTATGACCTGGTTTGTACTAATGAGGATGTCTTTAAAAGAATCCGCGCGTATAATCTTAGCCTCCGCATAGTTCCCCCCTTGACACGAAAATCTCACCGTATTATTTACAATTGACGCGCTCACGCCGTTGCTAACGCGGATAGCAGAGATATAATGCGTACTGACCGACTCCCTAATGTCCATATCAACGGTGTTGTTAGTTATCAGTACGTTTCTGAAGTTTGCAAAGCTACTCGGCATAGTTGAGCTGCCGACAAAGACAGCCGATCTCATCTTACCAGTGATAATATTGCTAGCTATCGAGATATTCTCGAATTTGTTAGTAGGATCACCAACCAAGTAAATACCGGCGCTATTAATATTATTAAGTTCGATCTGATTGTCTTCGACATCCGCGGTAGATATAGATGTATCGTCATCGTTACCGATTGCGATCTGACCTTTATTCGTGTTCGCGCAGACGATTATATTACCCACTACGCTAATATCCTTTACGGTAGACGCGTCGTGCCCAAGCTGCAATACCATGTCAGACAAGGAAGTTATCTTATTATCGGATAACGTTATCTCTTCAGGGTTTGTATCATCCAATAGCAAGCCCCATATACCTAGATTTTTAGCTCGATCAATTTGAATTGTCGCTGTACCATAAGTATCCTGTTGGTTATTGCAGACGCAGTCCCGTATAGTCACGTTACGCGATCCGCAGATATCTACGAAGTGCTGGTCGTGGTTGAGCGAGCCGACGCGCTCGATTAGTACGTTATCTGAGTGCCCTAACGCGATTAAATCCCCGTAAGTCCTCGGTGTTGTAGTGACAACTCCGTCCGTAATCGTAAAATTTCGCAAAGTAATATTACCCGCAGCCGTGTACCCGCCTTTGGTATCGTAATTCTTATTTACGAGCAGTATACCGTCTTGTGTACGCTCGCTCTCCAGCCGCTTGAGGATAGTGACGCCCATTCCGGAACCTTCTATTGTTACACCCGCCGGGATTACAATGCACGCCTTACTATGCGTACTTTTTGCAAGACTCAATAGAAACGTACCTGCACCGAGAACAAGTTTTCCGCCGCCTACACTTTCAAGATAGTTAAGCGCGTTCTGAATGGCTTGCGTTTGATCGGTGCCGTCCCCGTTAGCTCCGTACATATCTGACGTAACGACAAATCTCGTTACCTTGTCTAACTTGCCTTGAGTTGTACCTGCAAAAGCGTCTACTGCGCGCCAGTTTTCGTCCAGATACTTTTCTAAATCAAAATACGTTGTCGTTGGTGATGTACGGTCGATCTGATTTAATCCAAGATTCGGTGTCTTCTCGCTAGCCATCTTACGTGCCGCCCCCTAAGTATTTATCTTGCGTTGTATGTTCGTTTTCGTATATAGTCATCGCTTCGACTTCGGCAATTGTTAAGTAGCGAAGGTTGTACTCTATCGCCAAGTGGGCCGGAACGATATCACGCAACGTCGCCTTTAACTCATCGATCTGGCTCGGAAGGCCAAACACACCAATAAACTTAATGATTACGGTATAGCGCGGAACATCCGCAGACACCGCGACCTCACCGTTCGCATACGCGGCGGCTACATTTCGTATGAGCTCCGCAGTAACCTTGCCGGACCCCCGTAATTTACCGCGCAAAACTTCACGTCGCTGTTCGTACGTCTTCGTTGTATCGGTAGGTACGCCGAACATAGTCTCCCATCGCGCCAGCCCCCACGTTGCTGTCCCGATAAAAAACTGGTCCAATACATCATATACTGCGGCGTCTATACGTGCTAACTCATCGGCCTCTCGGTTAATCAGGTTGCCGGCTAATAGCGATTCCTCGTAATACTTCGGCAGGTAATCGCGCATTGTACGCGCTATCTCTGTTGCTGTTCTCACGTGATCGACACCGTCCCTAATACGGCTACTTGGTCACCAGATGTGATTATATTTCCGGTCCCACCGTTAATCGTAAGGTCCGTGAAATCTAGTATTGGAGGGATATCAAGTAGAACATTTGCAATTCGCGTGATGCGTACGATTGGGTCGCTAAAGGCGAGCGTAGAGAGGTACGTCCTTGTCCCTGCTTCGATTAACACGCGCACCTCGTCTAACGTAGCCCCTGGTGCGATCTCTACGTTTGCCGAGATATTAATAGACAGCTCAGTAGCGCCCACAACAGTAGCTACCGCACTGACCGGCGCCTGTCCCTCGCCATTGCCGTCCTGAGTCGGATCAATGTACGTTTGTGCTGCGGTGATTACGACTGAATCAGGCGACGTTTTGTCATCGCCGAGAAGTACCACTTTAACCGTGCCTGGCCCGTTCCATATCGGATAAACCTTTGCGTCAGAAACGCCTGGAACTTCAAGCGCCCATTGGCGGTAGTGATTCGCGTTGCCTGACGTAATCGGTCGGCGGGCCCGCTCAAAGTATCTCTGCCTAAAGGCTTCGTCGCTCTCTTCGTCAACACCGCCTTCGAAGTTAAGCGCGTTAGATACTGCAACAACGCCGACTAGATCGCCGACCACCGTATCTATAGCGCCGATACTCACGTTACCACTGGCGCCAGCTTCGAAGGCTTCCGCAGCAACAGACACACCGGTGCCAACGATAGTCACATCCGCCTTTGTAACGAAATAAATGGGAACACCGACGCTTGTCGATGCGCTTGTTCCCTTTGGTACTACCGTACCGTCAGGTCCAGTAAACCGCAGTATCCCAGAAGCTTTAACCGCAACCTTCCGGCTCATTCCGTAGTCTGCTGCGCGACGATCCAGATACGTACCGTAAGCAGTATCCGTAAAGCCCACCTCTAAAACCGTATCTAGTCCCGTATAAATTTTTGTCATCTCAATAGCGGGTGGGCTTAACAAATCGTTCGTAACCGAGCCTTGTCGTTTGTCTATATCCTCCGGAGTTGCGTCGAGCATTCGTTGTAAAATCTCTTCCTTTGTCTGATCCTCGTACATCTATAGCGTCACCTCCATCGGTATCGTCTCGTTATCTGTATCCACGTAAAAAGAGACGAACAAATCGCTCGCCTCCTGCGTAATTTCGAATCCATATACGTCATCAATCCGGTCGTCGTAAATAAGTGCTTCGGTTATGACCCGAGGTATTTCCGTTTCGAGTAGCTCCATCGGAACGTCCTGACCGAGCAAGTCTTCGAGCTCACATCCGTAGTCCTCGTCGTAGATCGTAAAGTGAAAACGCGAGGTTAATATCGCCTTGAGAATAAACTGGCGAATAGCCTCGCGTCCGTCGATAATTCTGCCGACTACCCCGTTACCCAAATCTAGCGCATACGTTCGACTCGGTTCCACGTCGGTTTCCGTTACTACGTCAAGGTCTTCGTTAAAATCAACGTCAACTTCCGGCAATGGGCTAAGCGCCATCGGCCGCACCTCCTATCCGCCCCAACACGATATAACGCTGTCCCGCACCAAACGACGCAACGGCCACGCGGTCGCCCGCCTTCAGCGTGTCATGAAACGTAATCTCAAACGTACCGGACGTGAAGCCTCCGAAGTTGAACACGTCGCTGAACGCTTTCGAATTAACAGGCGCAGACGATTCGGTCTCCTTTGTTACGCGCGTATATCGGTTGAGTTCAAGCGTAGTCGGCTCCACCGCTTTAACGGATATCTTCCGCGTATGTTCACGCAAATGCTCCGGAACAATTACGTCGTCTGCGTCGAGTTCAATCTTCATATTATCGACTTGGACGCGGAGAGCTGGCGGAGGAGCGAGGATTGTTGCGTATTCGATATCGACTTCAACGTTGCGTCCGATCTGTTTAATGACGTCGCGGAATTGCGATACGCCACCTCCGTCTATTAGTTCGATCATTTCTTCGCCCCTCCCCGTATCGATTCCATTTCAGACACTACGTCTAGTACCTTCATCGTGCTGCCGTTGCCGCTGTTATTGGCCTTCGACGATTTTTTCTTCGCTTTCTTTTTCTTCTTCTTCGCGGCTTCTTTCTTCGGTTCCGATTCTTCGTACTCCAATTTCGGAAGGTCGTCCGTTTTACTCAGCGTAAGCGACATCATGTGCGTACCATTCTGGAACGTATGAGTGTCCGCATTTACGTAATAGCCGCCGACAATGTCAGTCATCGATTCGAAGGCGTAAACGGCAGTTCCCGCGACGACTTGCGTTATGCCGAGTGCATCTACGGACACATCTTCGCCGACTTTGCCGAGTTCCTTCAGCTTTGCCTTCGCAAGTTGTTGAATCTGCGAAGCTGTTGCGTCACTGTCCGCAGATTCTACGTGCTGCATCATTCCATATTTTTTAATCAGCGCAGCGTCCTTCGCCGTGGATGTAATCGGCTTTTCCTCGGTGCCTCCCTGCGCCTTCACCGCTGTCCGCATTTCCTCGATAGACTGGCTACGCCGAGCCGACGTAATGTTAACGCCGTCCTCCAGCATCCAGCGGACGATTTCGTCCTTTTTCTCACGCAAAAAAAGCTTACCCTCACGCGAGTAAACGATGAATTTACGGTTATTTTGCTTACGTGTCTCCGTCAGTGCCGTCGTAATCATATCCCATAATGACATATCACGGAGGATGAGCTTCGGAATAACGTAGCCTGTGTTTGTGACGGTACCAACTGGGATTCCGAACGATTTACACAACGAGGAAACAATCGCGCCTGCGGTTTTGCCGACGAACTTCTGCGTATCCACGTTCTTCGTAAGATACACGTTTTCATCATACGCTGTGATCGTCGTGTCTCCTTTATCGTCGATATCGTACGTAAAAATAACGCCCCGAAACAGCCCTACATCGTCTACGTAAAACCGGAGTTCCTTTCCGAGCTCAAACGCAATGCGCTTGTCGTCCGCGTTCAACGTATTGGAATACGAAATAGTCAAAGTACGATGCGGTTGCGTTACGTCTCCGGACCATGTTGCGGATTTAACGAGCGGTTCGATCCAATACTTACCGTCATAGAGCAATTTAATCTGTGCAGCTCCCGCTCCCATTACGGTATCACCAGCTTCTGTCCCGGCTTGAGCACGTTAGGATTTGGCCCGATTGCGGACTTATTCTTTGCGTACAACTCCCGCCACCTGTCGCCGTCTCCGAGTACGTCCGCACGTTGTGCAATCTTCCACAGCGAGTCTCCCGCCTTGACCGTATAAGACTTCGCTTTGACCGTCGTATTCGGACGTTTAGCTGAGGACGTAAGCTTCGGCATCACTTTTGACGCGGAGCCCGTAAGCTTCTTATTATCCGATTTCTTCGCAATCTCGATAAATACATGTTCCTTCAGTGACAACGTATAGTAGATGTCACCCGGCTCGCCGCCGCGCTCCTCATACTCGAATGAGCGGATTGTAACCGCGAAATTGACGGATGTTCCTGTGATGATAAACCGGGCGGGCTTACCGCTACGCATCCAACGTTCAATTATAGCTACGTATTCACGCGGCTCCTTGAGGTTCGTATACGAACAGTAGCCGGCGTTATAATCTCGTGGGAAAAATGATGAAAACGAGAACTCACGAAGGCGCTGATTGCCGATTATCGTATACTCGCCGAGGTTCGATATCTCAACGTCTTCGTACCCGTGAGTCATCGTCGTTTTGATACTCTCGGGATTAACCGGAAGCCACAGGACCTCTGCGCCGTTGTTATACTTGAGCCAAAACTGCAAATCATCGCCTCCTATCTCGCAAGTTGTACCGCCAGTTGACGCGCTATCTTCTCGATATCCGCTTCCTCACGGACATTAAACGTATTCCCCGTGATTACGATGCCGCCCGTCCCGCCCCCGCGTTGTTGGTCACGCCATTCGGACGCCTCGTGCTTCGTGAGCACCGCTTCGTCCTTGTGGAGACGTGCCTTAAATCCGTTATATGGAACATTGTCGAGGCCGCTCGCCTTTCCGCTCCAACCGCTGTTTCCTGTAGTTTCGTTCCACCACTGTTTAACACTGCTCGTAAATCCCGACTCTTTAGTAGGGACCATCTCTGTTTTTCCAGAAAGTGCGGGGGCTCCTTTGGGCAAGCTGTTCAAATGTGCATTGTACTCCAGCAGGCGCTCGCCTTTCGCTGATCCACTGACCTCCTTCAGACCACCGCTGAGGAAATCAATCGTTTTCTTAACCCACGGAGACGCCGTAATCGCGAGAGCTACTGTAAGACCGATTGGATTCGGCGCCTTTCCCGCGATAAATAAACCGAGAATAAACGCAAATTCCGGATTATTGACGATCGTACTCGCGAAGTTCTTGCCGATAGCCATCGCGGACTCCTTACCGAACTGCGCAAACTTATCGGAAGCACCACCGCTCCACCAATCGGATAACGTCTTCTTCACGTCGTCGAATACGAACGCGATTTTACTCTTAATGTCCGGAAGCTTGTTAAACTCCGGATTGTTTATAAAATGCGTCTTGAGGTACGTTTTCGACGTATCGACTGCGCGCTGCATAGCCGCCGTGATTCGTGGAGTGTACTTAACGACGAAGTCTGCGGCAGCTTGCGCAAGTTTCTTCAGGATCGGCATCGTCGGAAGCAACGCGGAAATCTGCAACGTTTCGATTGCGCCCTGGAACTGTTCGACCGCACCCGCTGCGTTATCCATCTTCTTGGTCGCTACTGACAGCGCCGTTACGTTCGCCATCTCCTGTTGAAACTTCTTAACGCCCGCTGCGCCCTCTTTGAAGAGAATATTACCCGCGCGAATCGCATCGGATCCGAACATTTGATACAAGTAGTATTGACGCTGCTCATTCGTAAGCTTACCGAATCGATTCTTCAACAGGTCCGCTACTTGCGCCAAGTCCTTAATCTCGCCCTTGTTATCGTAAAATGACGAATGGACCAAGTTACTCGCGGTCAAGAATTTCTTCGTTTCCTTCGCAGCCTTAGACGTTCCGATCTTGAGTCCCGCCTGCGCTGCGACATACTTTTCGATGTCCTTCGTAACAGCCTGGACGGAAGTACCCGTAGACTTAATGCCCTTCTTGCTCATAAAAGCGAGTGCATCCGTAGTATTTACGGTCAAGAGGTTGAAGTCTTCGAACATACCGTACGCCTTGTCCGTCATCGGCACGAGGTTCGAGAGCATCGTTTTCAGCGATGTACCCGCATCGGAGCCTTTTAATCCGTTATTCGCGAACAATCCCAACGCTGTATTCGTATCCTTAAACGATTGCCCAACGCCATCTGCAACTGAACCAACCGCTGCCAGTGAGTAGCGTAAATCGTGTACGTCTGTAGCTGAAGCGTTCGCAGTACCCGCCAAGATATCCGCAGCCTGCGCCGCAGTTAAGCCGTCTTTCTTAAACGAGTTAAGCGCGGTCGACATAATTTCCGCAGATTCCGCTAGGCCGAGTCCACCAGCCGTCGCCAAGTTAAGCGCTGCGTTAAGGCCGCCCGCTTGGACTTGCGCGGTGGACATGCCCGCCTTCAAGAGCTCCTCGATTCCCTGTGCCGCTTCGAGCGCGGAATATTTCGTTAACGCCCCTTGTTCGAGCGCGAGTTGCTGCATGGCTTTCGTTTGCGCGTCTGTCGCTCCGGTTAACGCCTGAATCGTAGACATTTGCGACTCGAAATCCATCGCTTTTTTAACGGAATCTGCCGCAAAGGATACTCCGGTTACCGCTACTCCAAGTCCCGTTGCAGCCGCTCCGAACTTGAGCATTCCGCCCATTGCCTTACGTAGCGGGCGGGACATATCGTCTATGAGACGCAAGTGTCCGATCAAATCGAAAGAAATCGTAATTACCTCCTTCCTGCGTTATTTCTGCCGTGCCTTTTCCTCCCGTTCAAGCTGAATCATCATAGACGCATACATAAAGAAGCGATGTCTACGTTCCTTCGCGTAAACTTCGTCGGGCGGAATCCCGTGGCGCTGGAAAATCTCGTGTAACATGTACGCCTCCGGATCGCCCGACTTAATTAGTTTTTTGCGTCTTCAACGAGCTCCGCGTCTCCCACGAAGCCGGAAAGCGCTAGAACCGCCTGAATCATTCGTGTCTGTTCGCCAGGGAGTAGCGCCTTCTTCACGCAGTCCGCTGCGTCGGACGCTTCATAATGATCTTTAAGCGCCTTATCGTTAAAATCCGGGTCGGTTGCGCTTTTTACGATTAGAAGCCGGTTAAACAGCGCGCCATCTACGCTGCCATCTTTACCTGTCGTTGCTTGGGAACGCGCCCGGTCAATTGCGTCTTCGTCGAGTGCTTTAATCGTGAAATGCGTTTTCAAACGCGGAATATAAATCTCTTCCTTCAAATCCGTCGTTGCTCCGAGTAACGCTTCAAGTCCTTTAGCCATGCGTAATCAACCTCCGATTATTTTCGTAATTAAAAAGAGGCCCCGAAGGACCTCCGTATATTAAGCCGCGCGAATTTTATCCATAACCTCGTAGCCGCTGAAAAGGAACGTAAGCTCCTGTTCAACGATCGAACCGACCTCGTAATTTATGATCGGGATTTTGTCGAACGTGACGTTTTTCAGCCGAACCCGATAGGCTCCGAACGATTCGGGGTCGTCCAGCTTGACTACGAGTTCCGTAGTGAAAGCCGGGCTCTTATCGTCCGTAACCTGCGCCATCTTCTCGATCCATTCCGACGTCACCATATAGCTGCCGATTGAGCCGGAACCTTTGAGCGACGTTACCTTATTACCGATCCAGCGCGTACCGGCGAGCTTGACGTCCTCAAATCCGATCTCGATGTTCGCCTCGCACGAATAAACGTTGGACATCCAGTTACCGTCTGCGTCGTTCACCGCTCCATACGCGCCCGAAATGACGCGTGTAGCATCTAACACCATCTATTTTCACGCTCCTTTATACGTTCACCGTGATGAAGATACGTTCCATCGAATCGACCTCTACGTAGCTAATTGCGAGGAATACCTGGTCGCCTACGGATGGAAAATTCGGATCAAGCCCGACGGCAGGTCCCGACAGTACGCCCGAGATTTCCAAGCGCTCCAGGTACGCTTTAATCGCAACCATCAACGTAGCCTGACCGTCCGCGTTGTTGTTGAGCTTACCGATGTAGTTGTCCTCGGCAGTCTTCGTAATGTCCGTAGAAATCGCTTGACGTGCGCGCATATTGCGGACTTTTTGCTTCGATGTAACGAGACCTTGCTTAACCTTCACGCGAGTACCGTCGTTAACGAAAACAAACGAACCGGCCGTCAGCGCTGCGTCGAATTCCGTTTTGGTCAAACGTCTTGTTACGTCATCCGCCGGCACTTGCGCGTAAGTGGTCGAGCGGTTAATCGCAGTTCCTGCAATCAAGCCGGCCACCCACGGAGCAAATGCGGATGAGTGGTACGTTTTGCTTCCGACGATTACGCCGCTAATCAGGTTAACGAGGTAGTTGTCCGCATTAAGTACGGACCGCGCATTACCAAGCGCAGGATCGGCGTCTGTAGCTGCATCGCCACCGATTACGGAGATAAAGTGCTTGCCCTCCGTACGATTGCGGATCGTCCACGTTTTGGTTAATGCCTGTTCGTCCGCATTAAACTCACCGTCGAATACGAAAACGTTGAAATCACGGGCGTCGTACGCATCCCGCATGGCGATGTAGTCTTCCGGCGCGGGTGTCTTCGGCATCGTATAGACGAGCACGTTTTTTGCACCGCCCTGCAACGCAAATAAGATCGACTGGATATTCGACGCACCGAACGTGTCGGATGCGGCTTTCTCCGTTTCGACCATGTAAAACGTCTTAGCTGTCGCCTTTGCGCCGTAATTTAACAGCGGAATTGCGACCGTACCGCGTGCACCTCCGTTAATCTGCGCTGCGGCCGCTTCAACGTAATTGATGTAGAGCCCCGGCTGAATCGGAAGGGCAGTCGGATCCCAAGAACCCCCTGACATCGAAAAACCTCCTTTGTAAATAAAAAAAGAGCGCCCATTTGGACGCCCTGCTTAAACGTAACGCGGATGTATGTGATTGATTTTGTCGTACTGTCGTTGCGGCTTCATTTCGCGGACCGTCGTCTGCAAAACACCGACCGTCGCGTATATCTTGTTCTCCGTGAGAACCGGCTGTGAATAACCGAAGCCCTCAAAGCGCATATGCACGTCAGGCAGTCCGCCCTCTGCGTAAATAGCCGCACTCAACTCGGACATGACCGGCATTGTCTCTTCCGGGTACTTCGCGAAATGAATGATCTGGTAATCGCGGTCAATCCGGTAATGCATTCCGGTTTCAAGCGTCCGACCATCACGCAAAAAGCGGACAACAAAAAGCCCCGGCGTAGGTTGCTCCGGGACTGTCTGCTTCTCGTATGTTGCGTTGGGGTATTTCCGCTTTATGAACGCCTCAATCGCTTCAATCTCGCTAATCAGCGCCATGTTACAGCCCCTTTCGCTTGATCGCCGCTTTGATTTCCGCCTCAATTTTACGCTGCCACTCGCGTTCGTTTTCCTCCGCCGGCTTATCCAAAAAACCCGGAACAGTGCCCGGCGTAGTTGGATTGCGGAAGGAATCGCCGTGCTTTTTCGGATACACGTCATTCAAGTACGTAGCATAATCGAATTTACGTTTACCCTTAACCTCGATTGCGGACGCGCTGATTTCGCCGACCCACTTGTCGCCTTGCTTCGTAACGTCCGTTGAAATAGACCGTCGCAGCGTACCGGTCTTCAGCGGAGCAATGTTCGTCGACTCTCGCCGCCATTCGTCCATAACGTCCTGTACTCCCGTTTTCGAACCGGATGAAACTGCGTCTTCAAGCCGCGTACGATAGCCCTTAAAGAACCGTCCGATAACGCGCTTAATGAACGGAGCGCCGCGTGTGGCGTCAAAATCAAGTCTGTTTACCGCCATCTATACGTTCACCTCCGTTATTAACGCTCTACCGCTTAGACCCCGTTTAGGCTGGATCGCGATAGGCTTACGTTTAATCGTTACGCCGAGTTCGTTTGTATACGTAATCTCGTCGTCGTACGATACGTCCGCCAGCTTGTCGATTAATATCGTCATACTGGATATCGCTTCGTCTCCGAACTGATTCGTAACTGTCTTCGTCTGCTCGGATACACGTGCAGATACCACTACTTCCGCGCCAGGTGACGAGTGACCCCACCCGCTACCTTTCGCCGCCCGTGTTATCGTTATTGTTTGCCGCATAGGTACGAGTGGCACGTCACATCACCGTCCATTTCGCGGACCGTTTCGATAGCTTCACGCCATTTTCCGCGCCGATAAGGTCAAGCGCAGTCTGCGGAATAAACTTACGTAGGTTATCGTAAGGCATCGTTGTACTTCCGTCCTTAAACGTCACGTTAAATACGCCAGTTAGTCCGAACGATGCGGTACCTTGCCGTTGAAGTCGTCCGGTATCGTTGTACAAAATCGAAAGCACATTCGCAAACTCGTATGTCGCCGCGTCCGGTATGACGTATTTCGGATAAGCAATCGTGAGCGTTCGTCCTGCGACATTTAACATCCGTTGTTTTCTCGCAGCGTCGCTCGCTTGCCAATCCTCTACGTCAAGACAAGACGCGTTAATGTACGCATCTGCCGCTAAAATCGTAGTTGCCACGGTAACACCTCCGTTTATTCCTCGGAGGTTTCCGTAGCCGCTGTCTTACGAGTGCGTGGCTTCTTCGGTTCCTCCGCAGATTGGTCCGATTCCTCGCGTACCGCATCGGTTAGCGCGTCGAGAACTGCGATGTCCGCCTCTCTATCTGTCCTATATTCACCGTTAACAAATCGTTTGAGTTCGCCGTTAACGTAGAATCCGAGCTCTACATAACGGGACGTATATTTCGTCATCTCGTTAACCTCCGTAAAGTACTAGAGCCCGCGTGATTAAACGCAAGCTCCGTATTAATTCTTATTAGGCCAAGTTCTTGATTCGAGCATGTGCCTTTTCTTGTTCAAATTGCAACGTATACTCGCCAACCAAGATACCACGAGTGTAATCGCCTTGTTCGCCCATGTACTTATGGAAGAAATCACGACCGATCAACGGGCGGATAGCAGCGCGATTTACGTCTGTGATAATAACCTCTTTAGGATCAAGGTTGTTATTCAGGACGATTTCGAATTGACCGAAGTCGGATACGAAATGGTCAACCTTCTGGCCGCGGCTATTCTCAGATTGAGAGATAAGGATTTTGTTAGAGTCCAACGCGGAAATTGCACGTTTTTGCTTCGCAGCTACCATGATCTTGTAATTACCGCCAGACTGGAATCCGCCCTTTTCGTAGATAGCCTGCAAAGAATCGTTCAGTTTCGTACCGTCAATACCCGCACCTGCTGCGTCACTCACATTAGTCTGGATGAAGCTACGAATACCCCGCATCTGACGGACGTTACCGTTTTGGTAACCGATACCGTTAATCAGCGCTTTTTCCAAGGATAGCGCCAGCTCTACTTGTTTCTTCTGTTTTTCGTATTCGTAGAGGTCGCCGATACCGTATTGCTGTACCGCCTCTGCTGTACCAGTCACTTCAATCGAATCATCAAAAATCTGCGTGTAGTTGGACGCAGGCTTACGCGCTTTATAGCGAGCGGAACGAGCGTCGGCACCTTCTGTACCCTCGACGAACTGGACTTCGACTTTTGCACCGTCTGCGATAGCCGCTGCTGTCGTGCCTGCGTAACCGCGCGTTACGGTAAGCGTTTTTGTTCCTGCATTTACGGCGGTAACAAACAGCAGCTCGTCGCCAATCTTAATTACGTGACCAACTCGGAAAGGCTCTGCGTCAGCTACTACAATCGATGTGTCCGCTACGAGCTTTGCACCGTTAACAACGGATTCGTCGCCGAAAATCTCGTCCTCAAACCATTGGTGGCTCGTCTGTGTAACAGCGTCAGAGAAACCGAGCAAGTTCAACAGCGGTGTTTGATGCGGATTCAATAGCAAAATCTCGTCAACTACGGAAAGTTTCTTACCGATAAGGTCGGGTGTATAAATCTTGGTCATTTAGGTGGCCTCCTGATTATATGGAATTAAAAAGCCGCCCATGTAGGACAGCTCAGCTTTACTTGTTTATTGAATTGCTGCGTCTAACTATTAAAGTGAAAGGGTGCGCTTGAGTGCAGCGAATGCCGCAAAATCCTCCGGTTTGCCGGAAACGCGTGCTTTTTCGGCAGCCTCCGCAAGCAATAGTTCCTTTGTCTTATCCGGTCTCTCCACGCCGCCGCCGCTTGGGCCACCGATTTCCTTCCGCTGAGACTTCGATTGCTCAACGAGATACGGTTTAGCCTCGATAAGCGCCTTAACTACCCCCTCTACGCCTTGCGGTCTGCCCTCGTCATCCACACTCACTTCGGACAAATCTGCGAGCTTTAGTGCATCGTTTAACGCATCCGTACGCACGTTCAACTCGCGAGCAATGGTTCGAAATTCTGCGTCAATCAGCCGTCTATCCGCAACAGCCAGTGCCTTATCGCGCTCATTTCTCGCTTCTTCAGCAGCCTTTAATGCTGCCGCTTTCTCGGCTTCGAGACGTTCTGTAACGGACATTTTCTCCTTCTCACGTTCTTCTTTCTCACGCTCGAAATCAGACAGTTTCGTCTTCAACTCGTCATAATCCGCGTACTTCTTACGTTCACGGGCAATACGATCCGCGATGACCTGGTCGAGTTCATCCTGCGTGAAGGTCTTCGGGGGCACCGGATCAATCGGCGGGGCCGGCGTTGGGTCTGGATCGCCTTCCGCAAATAACTGGAGATTCAGCGGATACTTAACGTTAGTGAATTTGTTCATAAATCCTCCCGCGTTTAAGCGCCGCGTAGCGCATAGTATCCGTCAGTTTTAGGACATATCGTAGGTCCGTAATTATTTCGGATTTCGTACAGGCATCAAGACGTGGCGACAACGCGGATGAAATATCTCGCGCCGTGGCAAATCGCCGTAATACGGGTAATCGCCGGGGGCGTCTGGCGTAAGCTTTACAATCCGCCCCTCCCACTTACTGCAAGCGTCTTTTGCTCCGTGACTTGATATTTGCGCGTAATAAACGCCACGGCCAAGCGCTTCATTAATCGTAGCCTGGCGCTGTGTTTCCGCCATTTTCGTACGGACGAGCATATCGACATAGGCTTCCGGCTTCCAGCGGCGACCTTTTGCGTCAATAATCCCGGTGTCGACCGCGTCTCCGAGTATCTTACGCATCCGGTCGAGCACGTCACGTCGAAGCGTCGTGTTTCCGTTTATTCCTTGCGATAGGTTCCCGCGAAGCGACTCCGCAAGAGCCTGACGTATGGCCGCTTTCGTTTTACGGTCCATATTCGCGGTCACAGCGAGCACATCTGCGTGCGTGTCCAATATTGCAGCCGCCAACATATCGCGATTAGCCCGGTTCAGCTTCGCTTTTTCTGCGGCCTCTAGTAGCGTTTTTGCAACGCCAATGTCAATCAGCGCACGCTTTACGCCATCCTGCGCAGCTTTCGTAAGGTTGTCCTTTACCCATTCCTTGGACTCCGCGTTCAGTTTCGCTAGAGCCTCGGACGCATCTTTCGCGGCTGCGTCCGCCATCTTGCGGTTAGCTCCTCGCGTAAATAAGCGACTGACAGCGGAGCCAATAGCCGAACGAGCACGTCGAAAAGCCCCGAGTAGCTTAGACACGGGGCCGTCGTAATTCGGATCGTCCATTAGGCGTCACCGCCTGGGTCGTTAAATATCGAAGCATCTACAGTCCCAGACACACGCTGCTCGTCTTCGTCAATCCTGCGGACAAGTTCGGCTGCCTGTGCGTCATCAACCCCGTCGAGGTCTTTGATTGCGTCAGTAACCGACCACGTTGGCTTACCGCCAGTGCGCAGGTTTGCGACTTCTGCCGCTTCCTTCTCATCACGCGGAATCCCATCGCGCCACGTTATTTTCGGATACACCGGCGTATAGGCTTCGAAGCTCTCGTCACCACGATTAGCGAAGTTTTCAAGCTCCATTGCGGACCATAGCGCGTCGCGTACCGCCCTGTCCACGTGGCTGCGAATACGTTTGACTTTCGAAATGATCGGCATGAAGCGAGCTTTGATTGCGCCGGCGTCCGTGTGGCTCGTTCCTGTACCGCCTTTATCCGAGGCAAGTGTCGTACCAAATAGCCATTGCGGGGTTTCACTGATTTGATAGACAAGTCCTAGCAACAAGTCAAGCTCCCGAAAAGCTCCGTCCAACTGCGAGTCCCACGTCATATAACCTGGAGTAACGTCTTCCTTCGTTACAGGAATATACCGACCGGCAAATCGGGCATTTCCCTCCGCATCCTCAAAATCGGGGCCATACGCGGTGGGGTCCGAGTGCTTCCATAGAATATAATCGATCTGGACGAGCCTGTCGTTAATCGCAGCTAGTACACTCTCTAGCTTCTCGACTCCGCTGATTCCACGCCAATCGTCGTCCGACGTCTTATATGGAATGTGGTGAACTAATAACCTTGACGTTCCGGTCTCAACGATATCTTCCTCCCGCCCCGTCGGTACCAACTCTCCTATTGAATACGTGGGGATTGGCACGCCCCACTCCGCGTTGACACCTCTTTCGTAGAGGCGGTACTTTTCGTGAATGATGTAACCAGGTATGTGACGCTCCACATTCAAATACGGCGTCTCAGTCGTCGGTATTTTAGTGAAAAACGACATTATAGCGCTGCTCTTCTCGACTTCCCACTCGACCCACGCAATATTAATCGCCTTGAACCTCTTTTTTGAACCACGAGACGTCTCCGGAAATACGATTGAAGCGTCAACAGCTTCGACAATAGGTTCCGACGGTGTCGGCGGTGGTTTTAGACCGAGTTGCTCCGCTTCGCTAACATCCGCACGTGCAGCGTGATATGTCTTTAAAAATGAATCACCTCGAAAACCACTACCAATTGTCGTCTCATGAATCGTCTGTACAATATCGTTTTCCTCCACGATACGATTGAGTGCGCGCTGCTCTGCGGAATCCGGCGCTGATCCACTTTCGAACGTAGGGGCCTCACCTACCATCAAATCCGCTGGCTTCGTGAGCAGTACGTCCATAATGTTGACCGCAATAAACAACGTCTTGAGCTGTGGAGCATGTGGCGTATCCTTCAGGAGCGATGACGCCCGATCGTATATCTCTATGTGTCGGCCGTCGAAAATCGCCTTGCCACGCTTATACTTGGCCAAGCGGGGGATTTCGTAAGCTGGCGGGTATTGTGCGCCCGTATAAAATAACTTCGTTTCCTTAACGGTGTAAAACTCCGTCATCGTATCGACCTCCTTTCCGTTACATCCATTTCGGCTTATTCCGGAGCTTCTTCCGCCCCGTCTTCGCAATACTTACGGCCATTTCGAGCGCATCCGGTAAGTCATCGTGGCTACCGGACCCGTACAGCTCGAATTGCTCCAGTAACAGCGAATGTTTCCGGCTAAACTGAATAGCGCCGCTCTCGATATCCGGGAGCAGCGCTTCTATACGGAGGTCCTTACGGGACCGTTGATGTATTTCCTTAACACGAGTCTGTGCGGGATAGCCCGCAGCCCTTAACGCTTCCTTTAGCTTCTGGACGAAAAACTCCTGCGCTGCCTGCGCTTCTGCTGCGATCGCAGTTGGTTGATAACGCAGCGTCTTATCGACAATGACGCGCATAAACTCGTCCGGCTTAACTCGTTCCCCGTACGCATCAACTACGTACTTCGTACCGCTCTGTTTATGCCGTGCAATTGTAACGACCGCAGAATAGTCACCTCGCGTTTTACCCATCGCGAAGTCAATTCCGAGGTAAATATCGTAATCGGATGTGAGAAAATCGCGGTCTTCTCCATCCCAATACGTGAATGACTCCGGATTAAAGATCATCGACTCTTCGTCGACCGGATTGTTCATATACTCCGTGTTGAACGCCTTCGTTCCGTTATCCCATTTCCACGTCATCAACTTCCATAGCGGCTGCGCTTCCGGCCAAAGTACGATAGCTCCGCGGTCCATTTCCTCGCGATTCATCTCGTATAGTGCCTTTGCGTCCGCAGCTCGACCCGGATTATCTCGATCGACGTAAACGAGACGACACGCTTCCCATAAGTCCATCCGTTCCGGCCATTCGATAACTGCACGATAGACTCGGCTCTTAAAGTCCGACCGCTTGTACAGTACGTTAACGAGTAGCGCCTCGTGATGGACCGTTGTTCCCATGTATACGAAGGCCGTACGCTTACCCTTCGGATCGCCGAGCGGTACGACGGTCTGCGCGAACCAGTCACGCATCTTCTGTCGTAGTTCTGGCGTGGCCGCGTTAGACTTGATGTCTTCCAAGTCGTCACATACGATCAAATCAGGACGGACACCGTTCCAATTACGTCCACGAAGAGCCTGGCCGGTCGATGCCGCTTCGACCTTCGTTAGCATTTTCGGTATTCCGCTGTCTGTCGGCTCCCATGCGATAAACTCCGAGCTGTTATCCTTCGGGTTCTCTTGTTGTTTCGGAGACAATAAAGGACCGAAGTCCCTCCGCAGCTTCTCGTTATGCTTGAGCTGCATTGAAATCCAGTCCAGGTTGCCGCTCGATACTGCCGGCGTCTCCGATATGATAATTTCGTATTTACGTTTCCGATACACTATCTCACGAAGGGGAAACGCCTTGGAAAGATACGTTGATTTAGCGTGAGAACGGGGCGCAGCGACTGCGACCTTATCGTTGGTATTAACGTTCGAGACATCGTCCATTATCACGGCGATTTCGCGGTGAAAATCAGGCGCCTCGTCTACGTCTACGATATCGAATCCATCCCAATTACCCGCGTTGCCCGGATTTTTAGCCTCGCTGAAGTATTCGAGAGCGAACGCAATCAAATCGTCCTCACCTTCGTTGATGCGCTTGAGTCGGTCATGTTCGTCAAGTGCGCGGGTGATCTCCGCCGCGTCTTCCTCTGTTATAGCATCGAGATCAATTCGGTCGTTCTGTATATTTTCGTAAATCTCACGTAGAGGGGCGAATACCTCATCACGTTCGTTTCGATTTAGCCACTTTCCGTTAACCCAAGCGATAGATACCGCCTCCTCTCTTATTTTTGACGTGGATTTACCGTGAAATTAGCCCGTTTCGTATCTTCCGAATAGTCTCGTTAGGGTCAACGCTCTAAGACGCTAATTTCACGTTAATTTATAAGCAAGCGCTGCGAACATGAGCGCGTCGTTAGGATCGGCGGCGTATCCGTACGCAAAATGAAACGGCTCCAACTTACCAACTCTCGCGTAATACACCTGCCAGTCCTTATCGAAAGTAACGTAGGATTCTGGATATAACGTAAGCACCTCCGCCAGACTTTTGAAGTGCTCTGCGAATAATTTAGCGCGGTCTTGCGGTGACATATCTCTAAGCTCGAACCAGTCCATACGTTGCACCTCCGTAAAAGTCAAAAGTTAATTTTGATACGCGGATTGTTTGCGCACCAGATTCCGGGCCGCGCGAGGGGGCGCTTGGGGGTACGGTGATCCTGCGTTGTATTAAAGCGTTAATCAATCGCAATCGAAGCGCAGACTCCCTTCTTCGTTCCCTAATCGTAAAGGTACCGATATACACCGGTATGCACGTACATGTGCACAAAATACACGTTTGGCATAAATGTCTGCGCCCGGAACCCGCGCCGTTACTGCGTTCATTCACGCTGCATAAATCCGCGTTATACATTGCATATACATTTCCAGCGCATAATACGGATAACCCGCGTTGCTATGCGGATTAGCCCCGTTACATACTGGAAGATTATACGTGTATTTCCCGTATCCCCTATCGCGTTTATGCACCGTTTATTCAACGAACGAACGTTCGAGATGCGGCAGCCTATTCGTAGTGTAACGCGTTGTTACGATGAAGCACGCGGGTGTGAATCGGAAAATTTCGGAGGGGGCTTGCGCCAGGAGCTTCGTGTAGGTAAAACGTAGCCCTAGTCGCAACCAATCGGATTCCCCTCCGCAAATCCCTTCATCTATATACACGCTAATTACTCCGTATCCGACGGTCTCTCTTTCAACGCAGCAATACGGGCTTTCAGCGCCTCTATATCCGTACTTCCCGTATCCTTCGTTTCAACCTCGACTTTATCCGTAAGTAGCCCGTTAATCTGTAGCGCAAGTTTCGCCATAGCTGCGTTACCATCACGCATAGCAATATCCGCTAATGACTCGATCAACTCTGGTAACTTATCCTGACTATTGCGTACCATCTGGCGCTTTAGTTCCGCTTCAAATACGGGATTCTTCTTCCATTCGAATAACGTAGACCGATGTACTCCGATAATCTCCGCAAGCTCGTCGTACGTCTTACCGCCGCGTTTAGGCTGCGCCATCCACGCAATAGCATCGTACTGTTCTTGCGTTAATTGTCTCGCCATATTTACGTCCTCCTTTCGTTAATAACCGCCTCTCCTACGCTCAGGCAAGGCGTAGAGTAAGACGCTCATTTCACGGTAATTTAACGCTTAAATCCATCCGCCTAATCCTCCGCGATTGAATCGCAGTAATACGTATAAAAACCAGAATAACGCAGGAAGAGCGACTATAAACACGGCTGCCTTTGCGAGCTCTATCGCGTCAGTCCTCGAATCACTTCGTATTTCTACGTACGTAAGCATAAGTAACCCCGCTAAAACTAACGCAGTATGAACGCATAACCAAACGATTAATAACGTACTCATATACGCCCTCCTTCCGCTCACTATACGTTCGCTTACCGTTTATAAAAGATACTGCGCGTCGCTTCGCTCCTTGCCGTCGCCTAGCGGCTCCGAACGCATATAGAGATTATTTATCAATATACTTTTCTGCGTGATACACAAGGAACGAAGTTCCGCAGTGTCGGACGAAGTCCGGTATCAAAGACTAAGAATAAATTTGACCCCCTAAAACGCTGAAACCCGCGTGGCTCTAAGGCGGAAGCCGCTTTTTTAGTGTTCGCGTTTTTACCGATGAAAGGCCGTTTTTGTTCGCGTTTTTACCGATGAGAAATTACGCAGCCCGTTTTGCGAAGTTATTTCGAATGGAAAACATCTCCCGTAACGTCGCGTCAGGCTTCCCGTTCTTCCGGTAAAACACGAATGGATTGATCTTGTAATAGCGGTATTTTCCGTAAGACACTTCAGCAAATACGTATTGGTCTCCGAATTTGAGATTACGCAGCTTCGTATAAACGGATTTAGCGGAGACTCCCGTAACCGTAGCGATATCCTCTTTCGTAAGCGGTAGCGTGTTCTCAACGTCTCGTTCGTAGGGATTCGCGCATATCGTATTCGTCTCGAGGTGTATGTAGCGGAGTAACTTGTAAACAAAGCCGAGGTCTTTCGCGTTAACCTCCGTATACAACTCCTTCACCTTCGCGACGAACGTCTTAACTACCGCGAGGTTGTCCGTTTTACCCTGGAAATGGTAACGCGGGTTCAGCCGATAACGGTCGCCACATTCGTAGATGACGTCGTGATCGGTCATCTCGCGAAGAAAGTTATGTAGTGCTGTCCGCCCGAGCTTGAGCGTGCGCATAATGTCCGCGCGGCTCATCGCGGTCTTGTCCGGATTCTCCAAGATTGCGTCATAATTAACGAAGCATTGCAAATAAAGAAGGTACCCGCAATTCTTATCGGATACCTTCTCGATTACTTCGTCGATATTATGCATATTTGTAACGGTAAACTCCGGAGCGCGTCCGGTTGTCTGTATTTTTGCGTAAGATTCACGTTGTTTTGCGGTAGTAATGCGGTCGCCTGCCGCAAGGACTGCGGTGTGCTCGTGTATCTCGCCCGTTTCCGGGTCAATTAGCGTTTTAAATTCGGCCATGTTCGTAGCTCCTTTACGTGGAATTAACGTAAGGGCGTGCGGAGTGTACCCGCAACGTTCTACTTCCTCATAACGTATAGCCACAAAATCACGAAAAATATAGGGTGCGGCGCTAAATTAATGCAAAAATAAATGCTGGAAACAAGGCATTAAAGAAATAACCAGAATTTTAACACGTATAAAAATACGTATAAAACTATTGACACGTGTCTGAATACGTGTTATTATAGATACATAAGGAGGAGGTGCCATGAAAGGTTACTCATCAAGAGAACTGATTAAAATAATACAAGCGGATGGATGGTACTACATAAGAGCTTCGGGTGATCATTACCAGTTCAAACATCCAACGAAGCCCGGCAAAGTTACGATAGCACATCCAAGTAAAGACTTGCCGAAAAAGACAATTGAAAGTATTCTCAAACAGGCGGGGCTTAAATAGCCCCTCCTAAAGGAGGTTTATATATGGAAATTAAAAACCGATACGTATACCCGGCCATATTCGATTACGCGGACGACGGAATCTCCGTCAGCTTCCCGGACTTGCCAGGCGCCTACACATGCGGCGACACGGATGAAGAGGCGTTATATATGGCAAAGGACTGCCTCGCGCTGCATCTCTACGGAATGGAAGCGGATGGCGACGATATTCCGGAACCCTCAAGATTGGTAAGCGTCGAAACAGAGGCGAACCAGTCCGTTGTGTTAATTGACGTATGGATGCCGCCATTTCGTGATAAGATGGCGAATAAAGCCGTTAAAAAGACGCTGACTATACCGCAATGGCTTGACGACCTGGCTGCGGAAAATAAAGTGAATTATTCGCATATTCTACAGGACGCGCTGAAGGACTATCTCGGCGTAAGCGAACGTAAGAAGTAAGCAAAACTCGATGAGCAGGCGGTCTGTATTGCGATGTCTCTACGTACTGAACGAAGGAGTTCGCGCATTTACGTCGAATTACCTTTGTATGAAAACACTAATTACTGACGTAGATTTACTCGCCGCGGCACTCACTCAAACTCGCGTCACTGTTTACGAAAAAGACGGTCATATCGCGGATTACGGAGGTTTGGTCGAAAAGTATACGCCTGAAAGCGTGAAGATAGCAGGAACGTATTTTAGGCGCGGAGTATACGTATTTAAGACTGGGATTGTACGAAAAAAGCCGGAATAGGTTCGCTAGGAGGGTACGTAGTGAAAATACTAGATGAGTGGCGGAACGCAACTGTCTATGGCCGTATCAATATCGTTCTCATGGGCGTTGTCGCGCTCGGAATATGGGGACACATCATCTTAATCGTCAGCAGAGCCGAATAAAAAAAAAGAAGCGCCGTCAATACGAGGCGCTTCTTTTTCGTTATGCTGCGGTTAGTTGTTCGACCTTCTCCGTAACCACTTCGATATCATTTACTGCGCTCATCTCATTGAGCCAACGCTTACCTAACCCGCGGCAGGATACGAATGACTCCGTAAACTCACCGCCCGATTCGTTTAGGTTGTACGTCATAAGCGCGCCAGGGGAAGTATCTCGCTTGTAACGTTTAGCGCGCAATTCGTTGCGTATTCTCGCGTTCTCGTCTACGTAAATGAGTTCTTTAGTGCTGCGCTTCCTACGCTTAGGAAGCCGATAGTTGCGACCGTCTACAGCGTACTCTTCTGCGACCTCTAGTGGCACCTCATTTTCGCGCCGACGCTCAAACTGGCGCTCCGACAAGAACGGGTACTCCTCCTTACGCGTTTTCATACGGTCAGTATTCGTCAACTCTTCGCGTAAGATGTAGTCACTGAGACGGTCAAGCTGCGCCTCATCCGGAGATACGCCGTGTGCCTCAACGTAAGTGTCAATGAGTTCGCCAACAGCCACCATCCGTTTTGTACGATCTTCGATGTTCAGTTCAATAGTCTCCGTTACTTTATCCGCGAAATCTTCTTTATAGTTATTCACGCGCATTCCTCCATTAGGTCAAATTCTATGCCCTTGTGCAAGCGAAGGAACTCCGCTGTCTCTTCCGGATTCAACTGCGCGATCACTTCTTGCGCATCATATTCGACGCTAATTTCTCCGTATTCCCAACGTTGATATACGGCTGCTAACTTCTCGACCGCAGTTTCTATTGCTTCCGCAACAGTAGGTTGTGTAATCCCCATAAGCTCCGCCGCCTTCGCCTGTGTCAAGTCCGCGCCATAGACCCACGCAATAGCCTCCGTCTGCCTCTCCGTCAAGCCTGCGGAATTAATAGCGCTATGCAAGTCGATTAGGATATCGCTTGCCGCCGTATCGCCTCTAAATCTCGCGGAGCTGATCCGGTGACGGTCACGGAGGAGAGAACGCACCCCCGCCGCGTCGTTTAAAGAGTATTTTACTGCGTAGCCGCGGTCTGATTTTGCGATGTCTATCTTTACGTGTCCCATGTTACGCCACCTCCTTTGTCTGTTGCGTAATTCCCTCGTAATAGTCGTTAACAATACGATCCGTCCACGTGAAATCAAACGTACTTACCCCGTCAATTTCCTCGCCAGCCCCAAGCGTAAGCTCGTTCCAGCGGTACGGGCCTTCTGCGGTCGCTCCCGTTCCGTGTCCGTATGTTCTGCTAGCATCCCGGTAGCCATCCCCGTCATTGTTGGCATGCTGGAACATAAACGCGGAAACGTCCTTTACGCTGTGCCACGAAGGTATATGCGGGTATAGGTTAGAGCGTATTAGGTATTCGTCGGTAAAGTCTTCGAGTAGTTCGTCTAGTTGCGTAAGACCGTCGCCCCACTTATCCGTACTCTTGCCGTGTTTGTCGTAGCCAATATCGGTAACTTGCGCGAAATAGGCGGGGGGCTGTCCTGCGAGAAACTTTGCGCTAAACTGCGTTATATCCTTGTAGCCACCGCGCCTGAAGTTCGATCCCCAACGGTTTGTAACAGTAGGGATAAGCGGAGTATCTGGCGGTGCCTTACGCACGATTAATATCTGCGTCTCAATCGTCGTACCCGTTAATGCGAATGTCTCACCGGGCAATCCGATAGTCGCTACCTGCCAACACGTTTTATAGAGTAGTTGACGCACCTTTTCCGCATAATTCGCGTAGTTGAGGCCTAACGGGAGCACGAACGCGATGTAGCCGCCGGGCTTGGCCGCTTTGATTGCGAGTTCAATAAACGCGACCTCCGACTTGCCTTTCGCACGGCCTCTCGTTGTCCTTAGCGTCTCGAAGGTATCCGGTAAGTCGTCCGCGGCTATATCGAGACTGACACCGTAAGGAGGATTACCGATCACATAATCGTAATAATCTCGGAGTCCGTGCGTGAACGCGTCACCCTGGATTACGTTGGCGTGCGGATAAATAAGCGATGCAACTTTCGCGCTCGTCTCGTCCAGCTCCAGCGCTGTTATTTCCGCATTCTGCGGCATGTGTTCGATGAATACGCCGGAACCCGCGGACGGTTCGAGAAAACGCGCATCCGGCGGAAATGAACCACCAGAAAGTCCGCGTAGGGCTTCGAGGATAAACCGGGCAACGTGCGTCGGCGTGTAAAACGCACCGCCTGCGTATGCATTCGGTAATAATCCGCCCGTTGACGTGTAGTTATCGCGGAGAAACTGAACGTCCTCCTCCGTTATTTCTTCGCGTGGTTTCGCAACAATTGCCATACTGCGGACGTTTCCGTCCCATCTTGCTCGCGACGCTTTTCCGATGGGTATCCGCCTCCCTTTTTCGAATGAGCGTGGTATCAACGTACTTACAAGTACGCCGAACCGCCGCTAACCTATTGTGAATTATTCATACGTTGATTTTTGCGAATACTAAACCGCAGTTTCACGCGTAATTCCGAGTTCAGCCATCACGTACTCATTTTCGCAGTGTCCGATATGCGTCCTGTCTCCGTTGCTGTACGCTGTAAATTCATCGCCTGCGTAAATCTCGCCGCCACACCAAGCGCAGTAGGCGGAGACACGCGGATCATCACGCGGGCCCGGCGGTCGAAACCGATCCATCCACGTCATCCTCGCCGACCTCCTTCCCGTAAACACTCCGTAGGGCAGCCGCGTAACCGACCGCGTACCCTGCGTCATATCCACGTTGATACCCGTTGTTAGCCGCTTCTTCTACGGCTTTACGTATGAGTTCGTTAATCATTCCGGCCAGTCTCCGCTAAGGTAGTGCATAATCTCGTCTATTTGCGCGTGGAGTCTGCCGAGTGTTCCGTCGTTCGTCACGGTGAAGTCCGCTGCATACCCGTCGAGCGCCGTTTCCGTATCGTGCATGAGGTCAGCGTAGTTAAACACGTCGCCGGATTTGATAGCACGGTCGATACGAACGGTGTCCGGAGCTTCGACGCGAATGAGGACGTAACCGGCCGACTGGAGTGCGGCGTACTCGTTTGGCTGGCGTACGTCGCTGATGACTGCGCGAAAATCCAAGTGAGCATAGTACTCACGCTGGACTTCCACTAGACACTTGCGTACCCATATATCCTCGTCAACCAGTGCACGCATAAGCTGTCCGTGCGCCTGGTAACCGGCTCGCGGCTTGGACTCACGCGGTATCTCCGGGTATCGACGGTGAAAATCCGCCTTGAGTTCGTCGCCGAACGCAAATTGCATGTATCCGTAGTTATCCGAAAGGTAATTACCGACCTCTGACTTCCCACTTCTTAGCTTACCAATCAAGCCTAGATTAGGCAGCATTTACGAACACCTCCGACATGAACTGCTCCTCTGTTATATATTGATTAATGTGCCTCTTGTGCATATGAAAGGTAGAGTGCGCCTTGTTGTTTGGGAACAGGAATAGATTTTGGGAAAGATTGTTCCGCCGATTATGATCCCTATGGTGTACAACTTCCGCGCTAGTGAGTAGTCTACCTAGCAGGTACTCCATAACGAGCCGGTGCTCTAAAACATAACCGTCCTTATCAGCCCTCGGATGCCCGATTTCACGAACCTTTCGGTACCCGTTATTATCAATGTAAAAGCCGCCTTTCCACGTCGGCGAATTTTCTCCACTGACTTTCTCGCTGATTAGCATGATTGAGGGGTGATCGTGTTTGGTTAAGCCCTTACTAAAAGGAATCCTACCCTTTCCTGCCTCTGAAATCTTTCGAAGACATCTTTCTGTATACCTTGATGCGGTGTCTCTTCTGGGTATATCGTACTTACGCAGCCAATACTCGATATTTTTTCGAGTACAATCAGTTATCTCTGCGATATCTTGTTCCGAAAACTCTAAATCCTCATAATGATACCGAAGCCACCCCTCGTGTTTAAACGCCTCGACCAACCTTACGTTGGTCATACTCAACGAATTTAGTTCCGCAAGGTAGGTATCATACCTATGAGATTGTTTATTCGTTGTTTCCTCGGGAACCTCTATTAAGGAGAGTTTATGAGCTTTGTTTCTGACCGAGGATTGTGACCGATTGAGAGTTGTAGCAATATCTTTAACTGACACGCTGCTGATATTTGCCGTAAGATATTCTATTTCTGACTCTCCCCAGGTTCTCCCCCTCATTCGGCGGTCACCTCGCTTCCAGGACGCAATTCAAACGCGCTGATTACGTTATTCATGTTCGTCTGTGTCCGTGTAGTCGATGTCCCTTGCGTCAGATTGTCAACCCAGTACATTGACGCGTAAACTCCGCCTCCAGACGCGCCCGCCATCGCCTTCATAACGGTACTAAACCGAATTCGATCGCCTACGCGCCAATCCCTAAACGTCTCTGCGCTTGTTTTACGGTTGATTGCGGTTATGACGAATACTTCGCTGTACAGTCGGATCATTACGCCGCCACCTCCTCGCGTGTGTCGTCGAGAATTATTACGCGGGTTACGCCGGACCAACATCTATCGGAATATCTCCGGTTAGTGTCGTTACGGTAGATAACGAAATTCTCCTCACCATCGTGCCCGATTTCCAGTACGGGACCGGTTGCGCCGCTATGCGAAGTGCCTTCCACGACATCACCGACGCGAACTTCCATAGGCTGTGGCACGTTCAAATACTCCGCAGGCACTTCGAGACCAAGCGCGCGCCGTAGGCTTATTGCCTTACCGATGTGTGCGTTAAATACGTCGCCCGGTGCGCACTTTGCGATTCCACGTAAGACAACGTTTTTCTTGCCAGTTTCGAGTTCACGAATTAACGCGACAACCGTTCTCTTCTTGCGATTAACGGTGAACTCGCACTCATCCGTAACCGTGATCCAATCGCGCTCTGATAGCCATACGCCGGCTACAGCAGCATCGGGGTAATTGTGCGATAGTAAATCAGCAACGTCAGCCTTCGCACGCTCAACGATTTCGTCCCGACGCTGCTGCGGCGTTTTGAGCGCATCCGATACGCTCCGCTTCAGTCCCTCGGAAAACTTACGGACAGCCTTGAGGACCACCTCCGGATCAACTGTAGTTGTCGGCTGCGTTACTTGAGTTACTTTCGCCTCCAGCGCATCCATGCGCTCAGTCAACGCATCTAAACGTAATGCTAACGCGCTGATCGTAGCTGCCGCTTGGTCTTGCGCGGATTGTTCGGATAGGGGTGGCGCGGTGGTTAGCGGTTCGAGTACGCGGTACTTTCCGTCTCTAACGAAGCCCTCTACGTTCTGGTCATGTCTACCGCATAGTTCGGCGATATAAATGCCGCCATAAAGAGATTCCGTTTCCTCTCCGTATTTCTGTACGTTGAAGACTTCGCCCACCTCGTAGTTGGAGGGGAGTTCGTTATTCACGATGATTACACGCTCGCCCACCGCCGCCTTACGGTCGACCATACGGAATCGTTCCGTACCGCTGATACGCCCCTTAATCGGAAGGTGTACGGTATCCGTCGGTTCGAGTATTACGTACTCGTCGTCGCTAACGAAAATGTGACCACCGCCGTCCCAACCTTCGGCAGTCTCGACCGTGTGGACTCCGCCACAACCCGTACTATAGACCGTCAGCACGTCGCCCTTTTCGTAATCACCGAAAGATGCGATCGGATTTACGATTTTAATCCGCTCACCTGCGGCTGCTTTCCGCTTAACTTCGCGATATTCTCGTTCAATGCCGCCGAGGGATACGTCGGGGAGTGCGGTAACGTTTGGTAACATAAGATCACTCGCTTTCGTTAGGTATAATAACAGAACAGTAACTTACCGACATAGTAAGGGAGTAAAAATACAAGTTTGGAGGCATCTATGAACCTGAAAAAAGATAGAAAAGAATTAGAAAATTTAAGAAAGCTAAAGAAGTATTACGCTAAGTTCAAATCAAAAGAGCTTGAACTCCTAAAAGCATCATATGAAGCTAAAGAGGAGGACAATAAACAGATTGGAGTTGTGCTTCTTCTAATAACAGCTATTGTCTCATACGCTAATTTGTTTATTAACAATCTCCCAAAGGTGACTGAGTTTAGGTCAATCACTGAATTAGTCGGCCTATTTGTAGGCCTAGTGGTTATTTTGGCTCTTTTCAAATATCTAATCTCAAACCGCAATATCAGAACTTCAGTAAATCGTAGAGCAATCGACATTGTTCTCGCGGAGAGAGCCGCCACCAAAGCCAAGCAGAATCCGCCTACTCCGACACCTTAACGCTAACCCATTGCCGCCCGAACTTACGCGCTCTCCTTTCGGACGACACAAGCACGTCAATCTTACGCCCTTTAATCGCGCCGCCCGTATCTTCCGCAATCGCCTCGAAAGTACGACCGTCAGCCATACGGATAGTCAGCCGAGAACCTAACGGAACAACTCGCGGGTCGACCGCTACGATACGTCTTCCTCGGTGCTTAACTGTGTGGTTGACGTCGAGGCCTGTCGCTGTTAATCCGATGCACCCCTCGGAGCAAAACGCCGTATATGCGGTCGCCTCATACGTTGTCCACTCCGCTTCCCCCTTCGTAGACTTGCCTGTTGCCTGCGAAGGTGGTTGCGTTACATCATCCGACAGGTTAGGAGGTACACCGTTTATTCCGCTCAACAACGTAGCTACTGCGATGATTACACTTAGCGAGACTACATCGCCTCCTATTCGAATAAATTTACGTCAACTGTTTCGATAATCCGCGAATCGTTCAAATCGTTGACAAGTACTCCGTATTCCCGCGCGCTAACGTTGACGGATTGCATTAACGTCTCTCCGTCGAGTCTTTCCGATCCGAGTCCTGCGATGATGACGCCGGTTATCTCACCGCGCCGAGCTGCGGCCGCCCAAGCTTCGAGTACGTCAGCGACTGCGTTGGGAAACGGGATGATCTCGGCTAATCGAGTTTCTTTTTCCGCCACGTTACGCCTCCTTTACATCATAGGAAAAATATGCTACGATTTAATAGCAAGGGAGAGGAGGTCGACTATGTTAGTAAAAATGTTGAATCCGCTTCTAGTGATCTTTTCCCTGTGATTTTAACGGGGTGCCCACTAGACTCCATTGCTCTCTATACAACTACTACACCGCCATTAGGCGGTTTTTATTTTGCCTTAAAATACGGAGCCAGCCACGGGTCAACCTTTATGATCTCGTCACGGATGCTAACCGCTAATTCCGCAATCTCCCATTGGGCTCCGTTGCCTGGTCGTCTCTTTGCGTAGAAATCGAGTAGTGTTCGCAGGTTCCCCGTCATTACGAGGTCACACGTCGCAGAGTTCGGTAGGACCATGCGGGCGTCTTCGGCTGGGACTCCGGCTTCCCGCAAACGATCGTAGGCAGATTGCGCATCTCTCATCGCCTCGCTGAAGATGTCGCCCGCCGATTCCTCGAAGAACGTACCTTCGTTGACTTTCTTATCTGTAGTCACACTCGGAGGTGTCACGTAACCAAACCCGCCGATCCTATCCCCGCTCCCCATTCGTACATAACGTTGACTCTGCACGCTAAACGATAGGTGACGATGGCGCGTTAACTGTGCGAGTAGCGCACGGCTTACGCCCTCGATTGCGAATGTGTACGTGATGTGCTCCAGCGTTGACGTGTGACCGCTCCGTGTTATATGACGGAACAAGCGATCTGCTTCCGTACCTCCCGCTCCGTCTGACGCTACGTTACCGAAGTATTTAGCGCCCTCTTGCGGAATGATCTCCGTAGGTTTCAGCGGTGAGTAACACGTACGGATTGCGGTGAGTGCTACGACCTGTCCGTCAGTGGCATCTAACCGATCGAGCCCATTCCCTTCGTATTCAGCAAAAGCGCCGTAGATATCGAAGCTTTCGTAAAATTCGTCCGATAATTGCGTATGTGCGATTAGTTTAGCGTTCACTCGTCGTCCCTCCTTCCGTGGTAGTGCTTGTGTATCGTAATAAATCCGAAGTTGAATCCGTGAAAAATCAATGCGATCCCCGCAAGAAGAGCGAATATAATTAACGCGACTTCCATAACGCACCTCCTATCGTATAGCCTCGTGAATTACGAACGCCCAAAACAACGCACAGCCTGCGAGAATTAATCCGATTGATACTCGTCTCAATTAGCGCTCACCTCGGCTGTAACCCCCGTGTGCCCGAAGCCGCCCGTCCCGCGCTCCGTCTCCGAAAGCTCCCCGTCCGTCTCGACGAGATTGACGCGAGGAATCGGGAGGATAAACGCCTGAGCTACACGGTCACCTTTACGGATGAGGCGAGAGTTATCGTCGAGGAGACAACCAGCAACGAAGGTATTCGTTCTATGTCCGCTAATATCTCTCGGAGTCGTTGTTGCCCACTCTGAGACGTCGGCGGTGTTATCGAACATCATCGCAACCTCACCACGATAATCTGAATCAATCACGCCAATTCCGTTCGGTTGCCGCAGCTTCGTCCTCAACGCAACCCCCGACCGCATCGCTACGATCATTACGTAACCTTCCGGAATTTCGAACGCGAGGCCCAGCGGTACTTTCTTCGTCTCGCCCGGCGCAATGATTACGTCCTCTACCGCTACGAGGTCGAAGGCGGCCGCGCCGGGCGTTGCGTATTGCGGGATAACTGCGTCTGGATGTAGACGCTTGATTTTAACGTTCATTTACTCGCCCCCCCTCGATTCCGTACGCCACGAAATTTATAATTACGATGATTAACACAACTATCGAATCAAAGCGGTCCAGCGTATAGCTTCCGGTGATTACCGCTACAAGGGCACACAGCCAGTAGGCCGCACACAGCCAGTTAAACACGCGAAAAATCATTCGCTCGCCCCCTCTACGGCTTCGAGAATATTCACGGGCTCGGTCGAAATAATCAGCGTAATTTCCTCGTGCTCATACCGTCGCAATATCTCGATTAAATCGTGGTCGCCGACGCGTAATGCGTCCGAATCCATCGGTGTCCATTCCGAGTAGCCCCACCCGGTCTCAACGAAGAGTTCGCCAGTAAACGTGTGGTCTGCGATCCCTACGATAACAGGCACGCTATCAAACGCGTTGTTAATCGCAGCAACTACGTCCTCGCCTCCGATTAAGACTGCACCAGGTTCCTCTACGTCATCACACCGATAGGCGTCTCCGCAAGTTACAACGCCTTTAAATACGAGATTCACTAAGCCGCAGCTCCTTCCGTAGCAACACTGTAGTCAACGTCGGTGTCGTCGATAATTACGAACTGGCTCTCGCCAATCCAACCGAAATCGTGCGTATGACGCCACGCTTTACCATGACCCGCCCCGTCAAGACGAGTATCCCGTTCCGTTAAAACTGTACTCCACGAAATGGCGCCGTCCTCATCTGCGACAACAGCGCCCGTATGTGGTTCATCCGGTTTCGGCGCGTCCGTATACTCGCTCGGCACCGTCAGACCAAGCGCACGGCGGAGTGCAATCGCCTTGCCGATTTCTGCGTGGAAAACGTCGTCCAGTGCGGCTTTTGCGATTCCTTTTTCGAGGATTGCATTGCCGTAGATGCCTCGCACGAGTACGGTAACAGCACGCTTGTTCCGGTTAATGTAGAACTCCGGTTTTGAGATGCATTGATTAAACGTATAGTTACCTTCCGAGTTAGCACTACCACTACGCATTTTCCGAGTCAACTCCGCTACGTCGGCGCGTGCCTTTTCGATAACGGCTGCGCGTGTTAAGGCGGCCGGCTCCGTTTTAGTTACGTCACCGAGGATTGCGCGAATCATATCGGCGTTGTCTCGGATGAATTGCGTAAAAGCTTCCGAGATGTCCGGCACGTTTACGGAAGTTACTGGCTCAAGTACGACATATTCTTCGTGATACACTCCGCGTCTGCGTCCGTTAATTTGGGCGAACACTCCGGGTATGTGGGTCTCTGCTACGCTACCTTCGTCGCCCTTTCCATAGCCAATCGCAACTTGCGGATTTACGATCTTAATCCGTTCCCCTACGTTTGCCTCACGCTTAACCTCACGATAGTTAACGTTACTCATATCCGAATCGCCTCCGTTTTAGTTTTGCGTTACTCGGCGGTTGTTTCCGCCTTACACTTACTTCAACACCGCCCAAAGACCCGTGACACATTTTTACGAAAAAAAAAACGGAGAAGCCCGTAGGCCCTCCGTTATGTACCCGTATGTCTAACGCGATCTCTTACCTCCGCTTGTTTTGCGCTGTTAAATCGCTGAGTATACGAACCCGTTAAATAGCCCGTTACGCGCCGGATACGCGACATCGGTACGTCCGTTTCAGGTACCCCGCAAGACGGACACGTACTACCGATAATCCCTTCGTAGCCGCACGCAGGACAGCGGTCAATTGGATGGTTCACGCTGAAGTAGCCGACGTCCTTAGCAAGCGCGTATTGTACGATACGCATAAATGCCGCCGGGTTATTCCGTGCGTTCCCGTCTAGTTCTACATAGGAGATCGCTCCTGCGTTACAAAGCTCGTGGAATGGCGATTCTAGCTTGATTTTACGCGCAGCCGTGATCGGAAAATAGACGGGAATATGGAAGGAATTCGTGTAATATTCCCGGTCATTGACCTCAGGGATAATTCCGAAGTCACGTTGATCCATCTTCGTAAACTTGCCGGCGAGACCTTCCGCAGGCGTCGCGAATAGCGAGATGTTGAGGTCGTATTCTTCCGCAGCTTCGTCGCAGAAATATCGCATATGCTGAATAAGCGAAACAGCTCCGAGATGTACACCGTCGTCCTCTCCGTGGTGCTTTCCGTAGAGAGCCACTAAGCATTCCGCAAGTCCGATAAATCCGATCGAAAGCGTACCATGCTTAATAAGTTCGCGGACTGGTTCGTCAGGACTTAGCGCTTTTCCGCCTTCCCATACGCCCTCGCGCATCATGAAATCGGAAGCCTTCGCAGGTTGTTGCGCTTGTATCTCGAAGCGATGAAGGAGACCGCGTAATGCAACGCCCATATAACGGTCAAGCGCGCCCATAAAGCCGTCTAGGTCAGGTTCCGTACGTTTTCCCGTAGCCATACCGTACTCAAGTCCCAACCGTACGAGGTTGATCGTATTAAACGAGAGGTTACCCTTTCCGCTCTGATGATTGCGTCCGAAGCGGTCAGCAATCGTACGCGTCCGACAACCCATCGTTGCAATAATCGTATTTGGATCGCCGGCCTGATAATATTGCAGATTGTACGGAGCGTCTACGTTGACAAAATTCGGATACATACGTTTGCTGGAACACTCGACCGCTTTGACGAATACGTCGTAATTCGGGTCGCCTGGCGCCTGGTTTACTCCGCGCTTACACTGGAATATTTGCTGCGGAAATATTGGCGTTTCCCCTGCGCCTAGCCCGTTTATCGCCGCTTCCAATAGGGCGAATGATACGAGGCGGCCCTCGGTTGACGTACACATTCCGTAATTTAGCGACGTGAACGGAATCTGGCCGCCAGCACGCGAGCTCATCGTATTGAGGTTGTGTATCAGCGACTCCGCCGCTTGATGCGTTTCGGCTTCCGTCTCGCGGCGGGCATACGCATACGAAGACGGAAACATTTCGGATAGAGCCGCGTTATCCAGGTACAACTCGGACTCCTCGACATGCGCCTGCTCCCCGAAATAGTGTTGACCCTTTCGGAAGTGTTTAGCGAAGGACTTGCGGACGTACGGCGCGAGGTCCCAGTCGATCTTATTACCGGATACGCCGCCATATTGCGAGTTCTGTTGCGACTGGAATACGATCGCCACGAGCGCCATTGCGGACATAATTGAGTTAGGCGTACGTACTGATCCGTTGCCCGTATTAAACCCGTTTGCGAGTAGCTGATCAAACGGAATAAAGACGCAGTTTGTCGTACCTAACGCATATTGGTCGAGATCATGGACGTAGACATAGCCTCCGTCTATTGCGTCAACAAGCTCACGCGGCATGACGTACTCTCGCGCATACCATTTCGAATATTCCGAGCCGAACTTCGACATCTTTCCGCTGAAGGATTCCCCGTTTAAATTCGCATTCTCTCGCAGCAAATCCGTGTCCGCTGCGGATAGTATCATATCGCCTATCGTTTTGAGTTCGCTCAATTAATCGCCTCCCCTACGCAAAAGTCCGCATCCGTCAGCGGCACGATATTGACCGCTTTTTGATATCCGTTCCCCTTTTTCGAAAAGAAATCGTGTATTTTCGTAGACGTGTCGATTCCGTTGAGTACAACCGGATTGATCTCCTCATCCGGGAAAAGCGTAGGCCGTCCGAGGTTCATGAGTGCACGGTTGAAGTTGTAACGCAGGAACCGCAATACGTCTTCCTCCAGTCCGATCGGAGCGTACAAATCGACCGTATAGCCCGCTTCATTATCGTATAAACGGCGTAGCAACGTCTCGACTTCGCGATCGAGTGCGGCCTGTGATTCTGGCGGAAGCTCTCCGTAAACTTCACGCGCTAACGTGCCGATGTACTGACCGTGCACCGCCTCATCACGCATAATCAAGTCGATAATCTCGCCTGAAGCCGTCATCTTCCCGTGACCTGCGAGTAGCAGCGGATAATAAAAGCCGGAGTAAAAAAGCGCAGACTCCAAGAATACGGAAGCCACCATCGCCATGTACAACGACTCGGGCGATTGAATATTCCGGTAATAGCCGCTAATAATCGTGCCTTTTCGCTGAATAAACGGGTTACTATCGGCCCACTCGAAGACTTTATCGGACTCTTCCGTTGATACGAGCGTTGCGAAGATGGAGCTATACGACTTGGCGTGAATATGTTCCATCGCGCCCATGATGCCGAGGACCGCTTTACGTTGCGGACTCTCTACGCGCTGCATAATAAGCGGCATTCCCTCCGCACCTTGCTCCGTATCCAGAAACGTGAGCCCGCCGAGCACCTTTTTATATACGTCTTGCTCCGTGGGTGATAACGTAATCCAACTCATCTTATCGTCATCGAGCGGTATTTCGTGCTCGCGCCATATCTGCATAAAATTCTGATTCAAAAAGTCCTCCGTATACTCATCGTCCGGACGGTTCCAGTTTACCGCTTTAAGATTCGCCAAATTATCGTCTCCCTTCGATTAGACCGCGCAAGCCGTACACTCGGCAACGGACAGCAGTTTATTACGTGTATAGTACAGCGATTTAAGGCCGCGTTTATGTGCGTACAGATAGTAGCGGACAAGCTCGTTAGTTGGCGTCTTGCTATCCACGTAAAGTATCGTAGAAATGCCTTGGTCGACGTGTCGTTGGATCGTCGCAACCATGTCGATAATCCGATACTGGTCCGTATTAAACGCCGACGTGTACGAAATCATATTCTCCCGTGTCAAGAACGGAGCTGGATAATACGTAGTCGAATTTGCATATGTGCGTGTTTCCATGACGTCGGATATCGGCAGTACGCTAGATGTCGCATTCTGGACGTATGAGATGGACTGCGTTGGTGCGATCGCCAGTCGATACGCGTGCCATAAACCGTAATGTTTTACGTCAGCAGCCAGACGTTCCCAATCGTCAGGGCTCGGTAACTCAATACCTGAGCTAACGAACAGCCCCGCAACCTTATCGAATTTCGGACGGAAGTCTTCTTCGAGATATTGCGTAAAGTACGATCCGTTTGCGTAGTCCGAACGTTCAAATCCGTAAAACGTCTCACCGCGCTCCTTCGCAATCTGCATCGAACGTTCCAGCGAGTAGAAGTTAACCGCGGCGAAGAAAGCTTCCGCGAAGTCGCGTCCGATTTCGGACTGGTACGATATGCGATTCTTAACGAGGAATCCGTGTAGATTCATCGCGCCAAGCCCGACGCTATGCATACGTTCATTCGCCTTTACGATGCCCGGCGCATTAGCAATCGAAGTCATATCGGAAACAGCCGTTAGTGAGTCCATTGCGGAATGTACGACACGGCGTAGGTCTCCGGAAGTCATTGCGGTTACGATGTTGAGTGACGCGAGATTACACGAGATATCAAGGCCGATTTCGTCAGGTTGTCCGTAGTCATTGATGACCGATGTTTCCTGCATCTGAAAAATCTCCGTACAAAGGTTCGACATTTTGATCTGACCAAGCTCACATAACGGATGCGCCTGATTCGCGTTATCCTTAAACATGAGATACGGATAGCCCGATTCGAGCTGTGTCGTCGCAATCTTCGTAAGCATATCGCGCGCATTAAGCTCGCGTTTTTTGACGGCCGGATTCGTCACCAGCTCGTCGTACATTTCTGCGATGTTCATATCGTCAAGGTGCATACCATACGCTTTGAAAACGGTGTGTGGTGCGAATACGTAATACGGTTCGTTTTTCTCCGCAAGCTCGATAAACTTGGACGGAACGATAAGCCCAATAGATAGCGTTTTGAGTCGAGAACGCTCATCCGCGTTAATCTTTTTCGCGTCCAGTAGCTCCAGCACGTCCCATCCGAAAATGTTATAGTACACAGCACCGGACCCCTTACGTTGCCCCATCTGATCTGCGTAGGAGAACGCCATTTCGAGTTGCTTGGCGACCGGCACTACGCCCTTAGCGACGCCTTCCTCTTCTTTTATCGTTTCGCCCCGTCCACGCAGCTTCGAGAGATTTAACGCAACGCCCCCGCCAATCTTCGAAAGTTGCATCGAAAGGTTATGCGCAAACCCGATCGCGTTGAGGCTGTCGTCAACTTCCGTTAGGAAACACGATACCATCTCGCCGCGTCTCGCCTTACCTGCGTTAAGGAACGTAGGCGTTGCCGGTTGAACTCCGTTAATGTAACCCCACAGGAGCTCACGCGCCTTGTCGTAATCGCCCTGCGCCAAGTACAACGCAACAATAGCCAGGCGTTGTGGATACGTTTCGAGGTACGTCTGTTTATCGCGAGATTTAAGCGCATAGTCACGATAAAATTTCGTAGCTGCCATATATGACGCGTATGTAAGCCCGGCCGCATCCGCTTGGCGATGAATTTCCGTAATCTGTTCCGGTGTGTATTGCGTGAGGATTTCCGGATAGTAATAACCCTCCGTGACCATATATCGGACACGCTCAATCGCGGAATTAAAACGCATGGATTTATCCGCTACCTCTCGCAGATATTCCGCTACAGCTTCGCTATCCTTATCGAGTTGGTAAAATCCGTCCCTCATTACGGTTACTTCGTTGTTCAATTCCACGTGTCTATACGCCAAGTGCGTCAACTCCTCCGATGAATTTCGCTATGTCTGACGGCGTACCCGCAAGCTCAAATTTACACACGATAGGTACGTCGTATTGTTCCGATATGATATCCGCTGCAACTCCGTAATACGGACCAAAGTTACGGTTACCGGACGCAGCCACTCCGCGTATAAGCCCGTTGTTATCCACTAAGAACTGGCGTGTCTTCTCGGGAACCTCTCCGATCTTATCCGTATAAGTGACGAGGACAAACGGCTCAGACAGCCGTAAGCCCTCCGTAATTTTCACGCTACGATATGGTAGGCGATCCACGAATAGTTTAACGTTGCCCGTCCTGGATGCGTACGCTATTAGCATCGGTCAACCTCCGTTCTACTACTGCCAGCGCTGCCCGTGCCTCCGCAAGCCGACGTCCGTAATCTTTGATATCACGTTGCTTGTACGCAAGAGCGTGCTCTAATGAGGCGACCTGCTGACGTAGGCGTTCCGCTAGTTGTGTGTTAAAGTCCTCCGTCATACCAGAGCCACATCCGCATATTTGCGAATCAACGGACGTATAACTAGTGCAATTTCCTCGTCCGTCATTGCGTTTAGCTCCGGCGTATCCGTCAGTTCCTCGAACTTTGCGACTTCAGCTTCGGTAAGGACCTCGGACGGATCACCTCCGAACTCTTGGAACGCTAAGGTCAATGCGCCACAGATAATAAACGCGTGTAATTTTTCGTCAGATATTACGTTACTCACGCCGCAACCTCCTCCGTGTCTATTAAACCCTCGCGTATTAAGTACGCCAGTGCCACAGCACACGCATCCGAATCGTCATATCCCGTCCTAAATACGTAATCCTCGCCTAGCCGCAACAGTCTCCGTACAGCCGCCGCAACTTCCGCCTTTTCTGCCTTTCCGTTGCCCGTTACCAACCGTTTAACCGACGTTGGAGCCAGCGCAGGTTTTAAGTCCGCGGCTTGATATCCGTAGGAGTACAACGCACGATCCGCCGCAGCCCACGAGCTGAATATCGTTTGCGTAGCGCGCTTATTGCGGCCGCTCGTAAAATCCTCACGGACAACGTGGTCAAACGGACGGTGCTCACGGACGAAGTGGGAAACGAATGATTCTACGGTATAATTGCGGACTGCGTCCGGGTCGTCGGTCGACGTTGCAACGGAAGAACAAGCGACGAGGTACGGTCGTCTAAAGCCGCTAGGCTCTGTACGTACCTCAATCGCAGCAATGCCGGGACTTAGCGATAAGTCCAGTCCGAGTACGCGTAACGGTTTAGGCCGCGTCGTCTTCGCCAATTCGCAACACCTCCGCTGATTTCTCGCGGATAATATTCGCCATCATCTCTAGCTGCTCCTCCGCGGTGTACTCCTTCTCAAGCCGCGCTCCGATATCGTACAGCATGTCCGCATCCGGCTCAGGTAACAGTCCGCGCAAGTCTCCGCCATGTTGGTCGTACGCTATCAGTAGCGCAGAGATAACCAGGTACTCGCGTGTTTCATTCGTTGCTTCAACCTGTCTGCGTTCTTCTAGGCGTTTACGCGCTTCCTCTTTCTCTTGATGCGAGGGTTTGAACACTCCGCCATTCTTCGGTTTATCTTCAGTGCTTCTGTCCACAAAGCCTGCTACGAATGCCCAAATCGCAAGCAGTGCAAAGATGATACGCGTCCACCAGTCCGAATCCTCACCAAAAATTAACGCCAATGCGACCAGCCCGCCGAGTAATACCGAAAACACCACGCCTACGTACATAACTCCGTTACTGATTCTTCGTCCGTAATTCATTTACGCAGCCCCCTTCGTTTGGCTTTCCGCCACTTCCGCACGAATCCGCATAATATCCGCCAACGCCTCGCTCGGTCCACGCTTCTTCCAGTCCGGTAGACTCGAATGGTTCAGTGCGGTTACTTCTCGCTCCAGTTTTGCGAGTTCCGCCTCGGTAAGAGACAACGCAACCGTCCGTTTGAAATCGTTAAACGTCCACTTGTCGAGGTCGAGTTCCGGAGGATTCCCGTCACGTGCGGCTTTAACGATATCCGCAAAGTGATCGAGTACGTCGTTACGCATTTCGTCCGTAATATGCAGACCGAACGCAACGATATCCGGATACTTTTCGATATCTGCTTCGGACATCTCCCAGCCCTTTTTGCTCGCATTTACGTAGAGAATCACGTAAAAGTCGACGTTATACATAATCGAGTAGCATACGCACTGCTTAACGTGGTCAATCTTCGGACCGTTGCGCACCGAGTAGCCGGAAGTTCCGGAGTACGTCATTTGCTTCGATTTCACTTCGAGACCGACGCGTAAGACTTCGCCCTCCTCGGAAACGTACTCCATAACGCCGTCGCCGGTTCCGTACAGAACGAACTTTTGGCCGTTGTGCTCGATTACTGCGTTTAGCTTCGCGAAATCCTCGAACATAGGCTCGCCATGCTCATTGCGCACGAAGGAAAAACGAGGCTTGTTACCGGTAGCCTTTTCATAATGCCGCTCCATGAATAGAACATCACGCTGGATTATATCGCCGATCGCCGTCCCTATCCGTCTCCAGCGGCCTTGATGCGCAGGGGCTTGTGTTTTATCCTTTTTGGCTCCGCGCATTTTCTCGTACAAGCCGCGTGCATCGGCGTTTGCTGAAGACGGCGAAAAGTACGGTGCCTCTTTCGACGGCCAGATTTTACGAGACTTGTCCGTTAGGAAATCCGCATACCAACGATGAATTTGTGCGTCGAGAGCATCGTCGTATACCTCGGGGCTTTTATGCCAGGCGTTAAGGTGAAGCGTGAGGTCTTGCGCGATTTTATTTGCGAGTTCTTGCGACAGTTAAACCGCCTCCTAGTAAGATTCGTATTGGTAATCGTAAATGCCGATCCTACCTCTTTCTGTTACGTAAGCAATCGCATAGCAATCAATACTGTAACCGGAGCTATCGAAGCCACCGCAGTGTTGGTACGCGCACGTTACGCCGAAATAGAACCTAACCACGTCGACCGCGTGGCGGCATATTTCCTCTCCACCGAAATCCGGGTTTGCTTCCGCGCTCGATATCGCGTCAGCTATTTTTAAGCGTATCTGTGCTTCAGTAGCCATTTACGCAGCCTCCTTCGTTTTTGGTCGGCAATTCTCAAAGTCCCAATCGCCCGCTCGTACCTCGATCATCCAACGGGGTTCAATCACCGTATCACACTCAAGCGGACATGCGAACGTAACAGTATTCGTCATGATATCCGTGTATAGTGCAACCGCATCCTCCGTTATATCCTCGTTCGGTACAGCGTGCTTCTGCTCGTCATGCAGCGTCAACGTAAATTCCCATCCGCGACCAAGCGTCAACTCGTAGTAACTGCGGATCATGCACAGTTTCAACACGGCGGCACCGCTACCCTGAATCCGGTGGTTAAACGCAGCCCTCTCATCACGCCCGGTCAGGCGGATGAGTTGCCAGAACTCCGACCGCAGATTAGGCGATAGCTTATACGACTTCTTACCGAGTTCCGGATCGTTCTTATCACGTATGCCAGCGATCCGCATAATCTCGCATAAACGGCGCCAGTTCTTCCGATACTCCGGAAAGCGGCGTTTCTGCCCCCACAACGTAGCCGTCCAGCCATGTTCACGCAGGTGTTCAAATGCCGCGTTAACCATCGTGCTGAAGCCGGGCAGTATCTCGTCGAACTTCGCATATGCACGCTTACCGGATTCCTCCGTAATACCGCGTTTGACCGCTGTTTTTACGAACTGATCCTCCGCCTGTCCGTACCCTTTCGCAAGAAACATGTCTTTCGTCAGCTTACGGTACGGAATCGGTGTGAGCCCGTCCTTGTACGCCTTTTCGAAACAAAGCTCGCGATCAACCTCGAACATGATAGACGCAAACTCTACGTACGGATCGAGTCCTTTGCGATACATTTCCGCGAATATCTCATCGCCATGCTCAACCGCCATGATATGTGCTTGAAGTCTCGGCTCAATACTCGATAAGTCACTACCGAGAAACGTGTGACCAGGCGGAGGAATGAACATCGTACGGACACGCTCGCCCTCTTTTGTTCGCGCCGGTATGTTTTGGATGTTGGTTCCTTTTGCGACGGACTTCTCCGCACATTCCACACGCATCCGCATCATGTCCAGATAGTTCTCGTCCGTGATTGGTTCGGTTTGCAGCTCGTTAGGTTTGCCGCTGTACCCTTTCGACGAATAACGCCCGGTCGAAACAGTATCAAGCTGCGTATGCAATCGCCCATCAACGTCTAGCGCTTCCGGAATTTTGTCGATGTACGTGTTCAATAGCTTCTCGTAAGCGGACACGTTAGCCAGCGGTTTGAGCGCTTCTTCCTCCTCAAAGTACCGATCGAGCACGTCCTTAGATACGGCGCGTGTCTTCGATTTATCCTTTACGATCTGCTTCGTACGGTCTTCGATACCGAGATGGTCGTAAATTAAATAGCGTAAGTGATTATCGTTGGTAAACGAAAATTCCGTAACAAACGGCGGTGCGTATTCCGGCTCTGCTGGCGGCAAATCTTCCGCTTTAAGTTCCGCAAGCCTAGCGACGGCGTTCGTATACTTTTTTAACGTAGTCTTACCAGCCGCTTCACACTCAGCGATAATCGCACGTTGCTTCCGTTGTGCCTCTTGGTTACGCGCAATTTTCCTGCGTTGTTTATCGACCCAATCCGTAATTTTCGAAGCGTTTAACGTCCGATCCATTTTGCGTAAAAACTCCGGATCGGTTACGCCATATGCTGCGGTTACCTCTTCTTGAGCCTGCGCCAGTTTCGGACGAAGTTCGTCACCCAACGCCTTCAGTCCGTCTAAGTCGATTACGAAACCAGTACGTTCGATTGCGACGTTGACCTCGGACAGATACTGCGTGATTTCAAAAAACGCTGTGGCGAGTTGATCCGTTGCTACCAGGTTATCTATCTGCCAACGTGTAAGCGCCCATCCTTTGAGTACGTCCTTAATCGCGTAGATGCCAACTACTTCGACCGGATGAATCATCGGAGACTCATTTCCGAATAAGTCCTCGTACGTGAAATCGTCGATATCAATTCCGATAGCCGATTTGTATTTCGTGAGCAACGGCTTCAGCGCGTATGTTGGCTCGTGGTCGTTAAGTGTCCGCATTGCCTCCGCCGAATCGTACCGAACTCCCTGCGGCTTAAGACCGTCATTAAGCAACATCGCTAAGTCAAATGGCGCGTTATGAAACGATTTGATCTGCGAAGGAAGCGACATAAACTTCGCGATTGCCCCGAGAGCCTTTGACCGCGTACATTGCTTCTCCCCCGTTAAATGTCCGTACGCTACGTAATAACCTTCGTTCAATAACGGAAGCCATAACGAGTATCCTCCGGTTAGGTCGATCATCTTGTCTAGTCCGGATGTTTCCGTATCCCATACGGTTAGTGACTGAGCGTCAGGAATTGTAATCCCACGCTCGGCCAATTTCCGTTTAATTAACGTATCGTTAAAGAGAACGAATACCTTACGGAACCACTCGTCGTCCTTCTGTAGCCGTACCTCTTCACGAAGTCGCGTCATCATTCCGGGCAACTCCGCGTCATCCGTAATGATGTGGAAGTTATCCGGTTTCGTTCGTAACGTCTCCGCAATCCTTTCCGCCCTTTCCTGACGTTGCGTATCCGCCAAGATACGCTCGCCCGCTGCAACTACGTCAGCCTTCGTAATGGAGCCGCCCCCAGTACGGAGCGTAATAGCGGACGAGGGATTGCCTGTTTCCCTCGTCAACACTACTTTTACCGCCTCGACTGCATTACGTTCGCGCTCCGTCAACGACATTGCGCTAATCCGTTCGACTGCTTCGGCTGGCGTTTCCTCTGCGGCTTTCTTACGTTTAGCTGCGTCGGCTACACGTTCGGCTACGTCAGGGTCTGCGGTTGGCTGGCGGAGATTAAGCGTTAATTTAACGTCAGCCATAATTGCGGCACCTCCTTACGCTGCGGCTTTCGCTGCTACCTCCGTCCGGTCAAAGCGCTGTTCGACCGGAGTTACGAGTTTGACCCAAGAGATGTCACCACCGTACGGGAAGTTGGTATCACCGAAATCAAATACCGTTCCAGACACGTTATTAATAATAGCGATTGAGCCGCTTGGGTAATCCGTTGCGCCCGTACTTTCCGTAAATTGAACGACGTCTCCGTCTTTAAACTCGTTCACTCTCCGTCCAATCATCGCCCACTTCGCAGTCTCTGCGTCAACGCGTTCGAGTTCGTCCTGCGTGTAATAATGGTATGCACTTCCGTCAAGCAATGTTGATTTAAACGGATGGCTGTCCTCGTCATCACGTACGACCTTCACGGTAGAACCCCCCGGAATACCACTTCTATTAACGAGAGTACGCGCATATTCTCCGACTTTGAAGCGTACAGGCTCCGGTTGTGTTGGTTGCGTCTTCTCCCCGTCAGTAACGAGAGTCAGTTCGGACAGTAACGCGTACCACCGACGTTGCTCCGGAAAGCTTACGTAAGCAGAAATTCCGTCAATGCTCGTTACTTTTCCGATAGCTCCGTTACTCACGCCGCCCCATCCGTACGCCGGTTTCTCCCCGTCCTTAATCGTGAGGCGAACGGTAGAGCCGACTTCGATCGTGAGTTTTGTGAGCTGCTCAGGTTTAGCGTAACCGTAAGGGATAACACCGCCTACGATTTGAATGACAGCCCCGTGATCGTGCGGTTCGTAAAGTGGCGTATCAACTTCGTAGATACCTCCGTTGTCGTATCCGTTGAGCGGATACTTCCCGCCTCCACTAATCAAACGCACCTTTTCGCCTTTTGCGAATTGACTCCGCGGGTCCGCAGTAGTCGTTTCAATCGTAAGTTTACGTTTAGCTTCCGCTACCTCGTCGTCTGTTGCGCGGACTAGCTCGGACTCAGTGAACCATCCGGCATTCTTACCGTCGATAGTATCCGTGTTGAACGGACGGCTGGAGTCGTCATCTTCCGTAATCTTGACTACGTCGCCGACTGAGACGTGCTCATCCGTGAACATGCGGTTCTTCGCGACTACCTTCGCAAATTCTCCGACCTTCAAGCGTTTTTGCGCAAGGAACTCCGCTTCGGTTGCGAGTTCAACGTCCTTCTCCGCTAAGAAATTCCCCTCGGTTCCGTCCGCTTTTTCTGCGCGGTACGGTTGGTGATCCTCATCGTCATGTACGATTTTTACGAAGGAGCCGATCGTATAGTTGTGGATCGTACTATTAGCGATGACCTTAGCGTAATCTCCGACGGTCAAGCGTCTAGGTGCGGATTTCTCGGTGGTTGTGGGTTCAAGTACAACGTACTCCCAATGCGCAATTACCGCCCGTTCCCCGTTAACATCTGCCCACACGCGATCATCGTGCCCATCCGCCGAAGCTACCGTCAGCTCATCTCCGTTTTCGTACGGATCAATCGATCGCATCTTCTCAACGATTCGGATACGTTCGCCTACTTTTGCGTGACGTTTTACCTCGTTATAAGCAACGTCGGTCTCGGGTACCTTCGCATACACTTCGAACTCTTCACCGCAAAGATCGTGGTTGTCGCCGTCGTTATCTTCAATTTGCGGGTCACCGCAACCGTCAATATACTCCACAGCGTAAAATGCGCTCTTTGTTACGTACTCGCTGTCGTCCATATAGCGGATAATATCCCCAACTTGCGCGTCACGGTCGACAACTTTACGATACTTTACGCCGTTTACCTCTACGTCTACAGCCGGTACAGTTACGTTCAATTTCGCCATTTAATCGGTCTCCTTTAGGGGCTCGTTGGCCCGCGATTTATTTGGACTTACGTAAAAACTCCGACTAAGCTGCGAGTGCTAACGCTGACGTCTCCGGTTCGGGTTCGTCGAGGTTTCGGTTCAATGCGATAGACAACTCGACCCACCGTTCGGACGCTTTCGCCTCGCTGCACCAGTACTCGCTCAGGCATCGGTTTTCGAACATGAATACGCGTGGGATTTCGCCGTCGACCGCCCATACGCCAACGATATAGTCAGCCTCGGATAAGTCGTACGTCGTGCCGTTGCCCTTTTTGGCGTAGACTACGAGGTCCGCGACGCCGTCGCCGCGCTCACGATCCGAACGTCGACGAACCGTCTTAACTTGAATCTTAACGTGGCGGCCCGTAAGCGGCTCCGTCGCTAAAACGTCGTAAGCCTCCGCTGTTTCCGCTGTATGCACGGTCCATCCGTTAGCTAACAGCGCAAGGCGCGCCGCCAGCTCGGAGTATTTGCCGGTGATTTCCGTTTGATGTGCGATATTACTCACCTCCTTCCGGATAATTTACCGTGCCAGCTACGTCGTCAATTTCTAACGTTGGTCGAGCTACGGTGATTCTTACGTAACCTCTACCGCGAAGCGCGTTGGTGTAGCCTTCCGCGTCCTGCTCCGCTACTCGATAAGCGATCGGTTGTTTACCGTCATTCTTGTCCGCGATTAGCCAAACATTACGCACGCGCACGTCTCCCTTCGTTGTTAAAGTCCGGAGTGCCGGACGCAACCACCGTAATATATGGCGGCTTTCCGCCGAACCCTCCTGTGGACACTTCCGGTTTTTCTAACGTTGCTACGGACATATAGCTCGCGCCTCCTCTCGTAATTAAAACGGCAGTTCTTCGTCGCTGATATCGACGGGGGCTTCCGGCTGTTGCGTCTCGGTCGGCGGAGTCTGCGCTGCTGCTCCGAGTACAGATTTATCGACGTGGGCCGGATCAGCTTCGGTCAATAGCGCGATGATATCGTCCTCTTCGCGGAAGTTTGCGAGCTCTTCGTACGGGAATGTAAAACCGATGAATTGGGCGGCTTCTTCCGGTACCTCTGCGTCACCGGAACCGAGCGAGAAGGATTTTCCATCCGTCGTTTTAGTCAGCGTAAAGACATCGCCAACAAGCGTGTAGTCTTTGCTGAACTTCTTCGCAGCCTTTTCGAGCTTGTCGTAGTCACCAATCAAGTTCATGGCGTGGAACTCCTTGATGTCTAGAACACGCCAAGTCTTGTACTCAAGATCAAATACTGGAATCATGAAGTATAGTTTGCGCTTGGCTTTAGCTTTGCACGAGATACATACGTTGCCGTTCGGCTTGCTGTACGACTTGATCTCCGAACCTACGCCGCGCGGTGAGTGTAAGCAAGTGTGCTTTTTGACATAAGTCACAAAGGGACTAAACGTGCTATCCTCGTGGCAAAAGTAAAAATACCACTGGTCAGGGTCCGCAAGCATTACGAACTGGCGACCCTCGCCGAGTTCCGACGCTTTCCCACCCAAACGAACATACCTCGTTACGCCTTCCGGAAGCCCCTCGTTCAAACCGCCACCTTTCGGAGTGTTGCGGTCTTCCTCACGTTGCTTCAACTGATCGCGAATACTCATTCAATCACGTTCCCCTCGTTTAATTTTCGGATTTCAGATTAGCGTTGTTACACGCCTTATTCCTACGTCCGCTACACGGCATCATCGGTATAGTCCCACGTTGACACCGCGTAGCCGGCGTAAGAAATTCCGGCTTATATAAAGGAAGCGATTTTTCAAACGTAAGCAACAACGGACTTCATAAGGTTCGTTTTCTCGCGTTTAATCTCGAAAAGTTCACGCTCAAGGTTTCGTAATTCCACGTCAATGTCGTTTACACGGGCGTTCATTTCTGCGATAACACGGTTGGATTCGGACTTGATGCAACGCAATTCCGCCTCCGCACGTTCGACCGCTAGTTCCGCCTTGCGGACGTTTATGCGTTTCGCTTCGCGTTTTTCCTTGCGTTCAGCGGCTTTAACTGCGCGTTGAATTAAGCGTTCAATCGGATTGCGTATGATTTCGTTTGCCTTATGTTGCGGGTACAGCGTGTAAACGGTAGATTCCGAAGGATGGACGATAAATACCGTACGCTGATACGCAAACATGCGACCAGGCTTGCCGTCTTCGTCGATGACGTGCTCGGATATCAGCGAAGACTTACGCAGCAAATCCATTACGTACATCGGAGCCTTAGCGCGTTCCACTCCGAAATGCTCGACAGCGCGGTCGCAAGCGTGCGGAGATACGAATATTTTTCCGATAAAATGCGTGCCGGCCTTCGGGTCAATTGCGATACTCATGCGATGCGCACTCCTCTCACCGCGGGGATACGTATGTAGTCCGCTGGATCTTCGTATGGAGCGGTTGATCCTTCGTAGTAAACGTAGGCATAACGTTCCGATATCGTATATTCGTTGTTAGACGCATATTTTTTATGCGATTTTTTACGTGTCATCGTAAGCACCTCCGGGAATGATTGCGTCATTTTCGTTGACAAGCGTTATCATCACTGGTAAAATGCTCATTGTGAGGTAAGCGAATTTCCAGTAAAAATACATACTCGCATAGTCAACCGTTTTGTTTAGTTTGTTGACCATTGTGTTATAATGCATTTAGGGAAAGTCGGGTTCATGCCTGAAGCTCCGACTTAACCTTATAGTCAGTTACGCGGATATGTATTTTCTATTCACGCGTAGCCCTTCGGGCAAGTAATCGCTAATGTTCCCGAAACGATTGGCGTCGTATCGGTGACCTAATTTGCGTAACTTGCGATTAACAGCTTCAGGATGTAGTCCTAGCGCTTTGGCGAGCGCTCTGACAGATTCATACTCATCCTGTAGAAACGTTGATACGATGGCTGTCGTATCAGAATCGACCTGGGTAGGGTCTGAAAGGTAGGCGATCAGTTGGCTCTGGTCGTCTTCTTTCTTTAAAACTTGTGTGTCTGCGAAGTCTTCGGAGGCCTGTGGCGGTATTGGCGTACCACCATCATCTTCGTCAACTGTTAAGCAAAACCTAGATACTCTCCGCAACGTGTCTCTTAGTAAGTTGTTGCGGGCATTTTTTAACGATGTTGCGAATAACTGCCCGAATCCGTCTACTGAATCCATCGTCGACATTCGGAGGAATACGTCATCGAACACAGTTAGCGCATCGGTGCTGTCACATACACCAGTAGAGATAACTCGCACTCGATGTCGCCTCATAAACTCTTGTACAGCCTCGTCATAAAGGTTTTTAAAACTTTCTGAGGACTTGTCCGAATAGTAAAACATAGCTAATTTATTCAATTTTTCAAAACTCAAGAATAGCACCTCATCTCTTTGTGTCTTACACTTACTTCAACACCGCCCAAAGCTTCGTGACACACTTTTACGAAAAAAAAATAAAATAGTTTTTTTGGAGGCATTTATGGCTTATACAGCTACTAAATGCCTGCTCGGACACTTGCTTAAAAGCGCTGGCCTAAATCAAGCAGAACTATCAAGAAGAACCGGAATACACAAAAGCCAAATTAGCGCGTATATTAACATGAGGTATGGCAAGACTATGGAAGTAGCACATGCTCGTACTATTTCAGAAATCCTTGACCTGCCTACGCCTTACAGTCTATACGAATGGACTGAGAAACAACCGAGCGGGCGCACGGACGATTAAATCGTTACGTGTGGCCTATACGGACGTGATTCACGTCGATTCTAATTATTACATTATTCGACGCATTTTGCCAACGGGAAGTTGCATTCCTACGCAAAAACTGTCGCGTACCGCCCCGTCACATATCGCTCCCACCGTTTCCGCGTCGGGGATATCGTTAATATCCTTGTACTCATCCGGTATCCTCACGTCATATAGCGCACAGCTTGACGCCAGCCTTTCCCGTATCTGTGCCCGTAGAGCACGTCCCGCACGGTCGTTATCCCCGCCGAGTAGCAGCTCTTCAATCGGACTCTTCCGTATAATATCCGCCTTTTCTGCCGTAAATGACGACCCGCCAACCGCAATCGCAGGCACTCCGCAGCTCCAAGCGTATAAGCAATCCGTCTCGCTCTCCACGAGTAACACGCGTTTAATCTTACGCTGATTTATGATATGGATGCCGTAGACTAGCGATCGAATAGGGGCTCCACCATTACGGTAATGAAATATTTTTGAACTCACTTTACGGTACTTCACGTTCATTAACTGCCCGACTGCGTCAAACCACGGAAACGTTACTGCTCTTGCGCGTGGGTCATACCCCGTTTGAAACAGCGCTTGGATATCGTTCGTTACGCGTCTATCTGATAGATACGTAGATGAAACTCGCTTATAATCGGCAAGTATTCCGCTATCGAGCGGTTTTGAACGTTTATTTACCGTTGGGCCTTGAAGTCGCAACGTTATGTAATCGGCCGGAGCGTCCCGACCGTCTTGATGTAATAATTCGCGAGCTTCCTCCTCGGTTATGTTACGTAAAAATGCGACTAACTTAGCGGGCCCACCCGATCGCCATTCCGGATCTTCGGCGCCTGGATCAAACCAGCATCCGTAATAAGGTCCGTCACGTAGATCGACGAAGAACGACGGAGTATCGTCCGTATCGCGGAATGGTGAACATGAGATCAGCTTGTCCGGTGTCCAGCGCGCGTGGACCCATTCGTACCCTTCGATAAGTTCATAGAGGGTATCATATCCGCCTGCCACCTATCTCACCTCTTCCCTTTACCTAATTTACCAAGATGGGCTATTTGGTTTCTTACATCTTTTATCTGCTCCACAGCAAACTTCGCCTTATAAAACGCCTCCCTTTCGTTTGGGCTAAGTTCATCCATACCTTCCTGTTGTATACTTGAGATAAGTCCGAAAATCTCACTAAACTCAATAAAACGGGAAAGTTCAAGAATCTTATGATTAAAGGAATCTAGATTAAGCCTTACCTCCCGTTCCCTTTCCTGCCGCTCCTCCATAAGCTTTTGTAGATCAGTGAGAGGTCTATCACCATCAGTGTCTACCTCATCATAAAATATTGGTTGGCCGTCCTCATTGTAATAATGATCTTTATAAATATCAGACAAGGGGGTTATCTCTCTTAACTTAGCCGTGGGATACAAGTATACCTCACGGTAAGACCTCTTCTTTTTAACAACAAGATTACTGAACCTTTCGCTAATATCCCACAAAGCATTCTTTATGGAGTGCTCTGGAATAAGATAGTGGTCTGAAAGCAGTAATTCAGTATTTTTGAACAAGTCAGATTGTTTTATACCAAATGGGTTCCCAGAAAGTATATCTAGTGCGAACTCTCTGATTAAATCAGGGGAAAGATCCGGGTAGTGCATACGCTTGACCTCCATCCAAGTTAAAAGATAATGATTATCTTGTCTTTAGTCTAACGCTGCCCTATCATTGTTGTCAACCATTAAAAACCAGACACAAATTTCCCCGCATCCTCCACCGATTGAATTTCGCGTACAATCCCGTAATTCGGTAGGTATACGATTTCGACACGCGCGTCCTCGCCACCGTTACGCCCCTTCCCGAGCTCTATCACGCCACGTCCCTCGTGGGCCAACGTGTCAATACCGAACGTATTCGCAGCGTCCTCCCGCACGGCACCGGTCTTTTTAATCTCTGACCGTTTTGGTGGCTTCAACTCACGCACACCCTCGTCATCTTTTTCGGCCGGGTTTTCATCGGCTTGCGTGATGACGTGTATTACGGATTTGGTGCGTCCCGCGAGTAAGCGTAGTTTTTTACTCGTAGCTGCCGCATCGCCACCCGCTGTTTTAGACGTGTTGGCCTCGTAATCCATATAGTAAATCGGATCGACTACGGCCACATCCGCACCGGTTTCGAGGATATCCGATTCGAGTTGGCGGATAGACTTATCATGCCATCCTTCGTCGTCGGTCGCACGTAAGATAATACGCCCGGCGACTGCTTCGTTAAGATCGCGCAGCCACTCGACGAGTTTAGCTTCGAAGTCCTCCGTGAGTTTACCCATTAGTAGCGCTTTATTATCGAAGCCGGCCTCGTAATCCACACCGTCAAAATTAGCGTTGAACACGCCAGATTTAGCGCTGAGGTACGAGTATGCTCTCGCCAGCCACTCATACGATGACATCTCTAACGCCCACACGAGTACCGTTGCGCCTTGAATCGCAGCCTCCAACGCTTCAACCATGACGATAACGGACTTGCCCCGGCCCGATCGAGCGTACCACGTATACATATTCGAACTGAAGTACCCGCCGATTTGCGTATTAATGTAAGGAAACGCGGATTTCCATATGCGAAAAGACTCACCGGATTTACGCGCTCGATACTCCGTTAGGAACTTCTCGAAGTCTAATTTTACATCTGTTGCCATTTGGTTACGAACGTTTGTTCTCATTGTAATTCCATCTGCCATTTTTCGCAAGTAATTCCCGAAATCTTCAGCCGATAATTCGTCGAATTTCGCCGCAAATTCCGACTCGTATTTGCGTCCAGTCTCCTCGTCGACGTATCCGTTGATTTTTTCGAGTACCATTCGCCGGGCTGCGGCCTCTTTTAACCCGCGAGTCAGGTAAGAAAAATCATCGGTGACGCCCGGTATATACGTTATATCCGGGCATTCCGCAGTCAGTGTTGCGTAAGACGGGACCTTTCCTCCGTTTGTATCGGCGTAAGCCTGTACGAAATCGTAAGCCTGGCGTTCACCTACTGTCGGAAAATCCTCACGTTCAATTCCGAAACGAGTAAACGCATTGACGTCACCCGTATCGACGATCTTCGACAATATCTGTTCTCCGTATACGCTCAAAGTTACACCTCCAGTTTTACAATGAACTAACAAAAAACGTCAAACTTGATAATAGGTCAATTTTACTAAAAGATGGTTTCGACACCAGAGGAAATAAGCCCCATTAAATGGACGCATTTAGGAAATAAGAGACGAAAATGCGAACACTTTTATGTCTATATTTGTCGAAATCAATTATATAAAAATTTACTATTTTCGTTACTAACTCTTTAATGCTCTTAAATACGCTACTTTCCTTAGGTTTTCGTTTTCAGCTATTTTGCTTCCGTAATTTAACATAGCTCTACGTATATAGTCAATAGATTTTTGAAAATAAATATTGACAATACGAACTAAATGTATTATAATACACGATTTTCCGTATTAACAATACGCTACGACGTTTTACGCAAGCCCCGTTTACTTCCGCCAACAAACGGAACTACTGCGCACATATCTCGAATACGGTCCGCCAATCTTGCGTCAAACACCGTATTCAAGTCATCGATCGCGACGTTAGACGTATACACCGTCGGTAATCCGTTCGCCGTGCGGTAATTGACGATGCTGTGCAAATCCGCGCGGAACGCATCGGTTGCCGACCGTACGCCTATATCGTCCAAGACTACGAATGGCGTCACTTTGGCGCGTGATTCCATTGCGTAATACTCGGCGGCATGGCGTTCGGCTGTCTCGGCCGGGACATGACTACGATTGAACCCGAGGAATAACGTTTGCCAAGCGTTAACATCGAGAAAGTATGCGCACCTTTCCTGCGGCTGCCTGTCCCTTTGGAGCGATCCGATATAATGGCGCACGATATACTCGTATAATATTGCGCCTGCTGACGTCGTCTTGCCGGTGCCGGGTGACTCCGAATAGAGGTATAACGACTTTATACGCTCTTCTTCATCATCGAATTGCCGCTTGAACGTGTTAACGTATGCGTCTATAAGTTTATAAGCCTCCGCCTGATCCTCTCTTGCCGGAGAGTTTTGGAGCGTCACGCCTGCGTACTCTTTCGGTACGTTTGCCGCTGCAATCCGTCCACCCGCGCCATTGAATCCGTGAATTGCGATCCAGGACGAACAGAGATTATTGCAACTTGGTCCGCCAGCCTGCGCACAGTGTGGCGAAAGTATGCATTTGTCTGCGTTAGACATTGCGTTCCTCCTTACATATTTAGTCTAGCAGATTTTTGAAAATATGAAACAAAAATAGACATGGTGTGTAAATTTCTTGACACAGTCGTCAATATGTGTTATAGCCAATCCGCAATTTCCTCCGCCGCCATCCCGCCATTAACTACGGTCACCTCCGCTTTTTCCTTGCGCTGCCTGTCCGCAAGGATACGGGGAATTACCGTGTTTAAACGGTAGCTAATCGCGAACCCTGCCGTAAGTATCGGATAGTCCGGCGTTGGCTTATATTCACGGAAGATTAACGTGAAAGCCTCGTGTAAAACGTCTGCTCCGTGTTCCGCCAAAGCACGTTTAATTACGCCTTGCTCGAAACCCCAGTTACGCATCGGTAGGTACGTCTCGACTCCGAAGTGCTCGCGGTTCAAGTCGGCGAACATTGCGTGGACGGTTCGTACATTCCATTGTGAGTGAGGCAATGAGCGCCAGTCTGTGCGGTCAATTTTCGGCTTTTTTGCTTTAGTAACCACCATAGCACCTCCTTTGCTATTTTGTATAATTAGGAAAACTGAGAGAAGTGTAGAATACGCGATTTTAAAGAAGAACTCGCCAGGGGACTGCCTCTATATCAGGGGGCTGCCTCTATAAATGAACTAATTTCGCATTTTCCTCCACATGGCTCCTACATTATAACTTGAGGATGTAAGTCAGACACAAACCGCAAAATTGGCGATTCTTTATTTTCAAGGCTGAATAAGTTAGATTAAGGAATTTAGTAGAATAATATCAACATGTGAATATAATATTTCAACATGTGAATATAATATTTCAACATTTACTAGAACGAGGTTTGATTTACTCTAGTGATAAAAACAATCAGACCTCGCTATCTCTCCAATTTCCTTCCGTTCTCTTACGTTTTCATTTCATGAAGATTTCGACGTTTTTTACCCACTAACACCACTGCGCCTGGTACCTCCGATTATATAGGGACTAGTGTAATTTGAAAAACCGCAAATTCGACGATTTGCCGGATAGTACTAGATCGGCATTGATGTAAACATTCGGGGAATTAAATCACTCAGGTTCATCCAAGTTCACTCAGGTTCATCCGAGTTCATAAAAGGTTTTCCCCTACTAGTACAGATTTCCACAACCTATTCGATTTCCAATCTCTCTTATTCTCCGTCCTTTTCTAGTTCTCTTACGATTTCATTTTTTCGTATATATCTATTACTTTCCGCCCTATCCGTATACGCTCGTTCCCGTTAACCTCCCGCATCAAATCTCGCCTATTCCGACGGATCTGCCCCACGGATGGAAACACGCCTAATTCCGTTAAAATCGCAGGCAAATAGCGGTTTTCCGTGCGCAGAGTACGACAACACTCCGAAGCATCGACGTCGCCTATTATCACGGTAAAATGACGGTAGAAATCGGTCTTCATGCGGACACATCCGAGAGGGCACATCCCACGAATAATGCGCCTACCGATACGAGTACGCCATTTCCGCTCCCTACAACTGCGCACACGAATATCGAGAGTATAGATGCCGTTCTTAGCGTCCTTCCTACGGTGTGTAATCGGATCACTCGGCGCTCACCCCGCTAACAGATACACCGAGGGTGGTCAACGTGTAGTTAATTCCCGACGCAAATTCGGTTCCGAGGAGGTCGAAGTACGCCTCCCTAAGAATATCGTGTTTACGTTGCTCCTCCGTCAACTCACGTTCATAACCGTTAACCAGCGCAGCCATTAACGTATCATAAGAAATCGAAATCAATGCCGTGTAGTACGGATTACCGATCCGCTCGCGACGAAGCAAAATATCACGATTAGTTGCTTCGCCTCTACGCAGCGTACGCAGCTCCTCGATCGCATCCGCAACCTCCGCAGGTATCACCGGCTTATTAACGTTTGACATTTATGTTGACCCCTTCCGTGTTTTATTGTCTCGATACCATTCGAGGATATCGTCGACCGTTTCGAGCTTTCCGTTATTCATGTTTCGTTCAACCTCGCCTTTCTTAGTCCCACCACGGTACACGTTGTTGTATGCGGATAATCGCGTCCGGGTTTAGCTTGAGATAATTAGTTACGTACCCATCTGCATCAGTACGGTCGTTAAAAACACGCAATCTCCGTTCCTTTGTGCGACCGAATAATCCTTTGTACATCTCGTAAACAACATACTCCCACCTCCAGCTCACGCCGTCACCCCCTACGTAATATCAAGCGCATGGACGTTCTCAAACACGTACGCCTGCGAACCGTATTTACGTTGCGCCCACTCGCCCGCCTGCCCACGAGACTCCGCGCAAACAACCTCCTTGATCTCGGTCCCTACGTAAACTACAAACGTGCCTGGTGCCATCGGTTTTCCTACGCGTATCATTAAGCGCCCCCCCCCCCCCCCTCCCC